CTGTGGGGGAGCGTATTGCACGGGAGCCTGCGGGGGCGTAGCGGGCTGCGGGGCAGGCGCCGGCGCCTGTTGTGGCGCGAACTGGGCGGGGGCCTGCGCCTGCGTCTGGGGAGCGATCGCCTGCGGGGCCGGCATGGGAGGCGCGACCGTTCCGGCCGTCGGCGGCTGGTAGTCCTTCACCTGATTCTTGTCGTCATAACCTCCGCTCCCCTCTTCGACGTACGTCTTTCCCACGAAGCGGCGGCCGTGAAGGATCGCGGTATCGTTGAACGCCTGGGGGACGCCGCACGCGAGCGCGAGCTTCTTCATATCGCGGCGGCCTCGAGCAACGGCGCTCGCCGTCTTGTTGCTCCACGTGAAGTTCTGGTAGATGCGAATACCCTGGGACGGCGTGCCGGTCACTCCGTCAAACGTGAACTGGACATAGGTCGACCCCTCCTTCGACCCTTCCCTGAATTCCGAATCGACCACGTCATAGAGATATTGTCCCTCCGGAAGGAGGGGCGTCTCGAAGTCGTCGTTCGGATCGAATTGTCCCGGTAGCTGTGCCATTTTTCCTTTCTCCGTTGCGGTTAACCCTCTTGGGCCTGTTGGCTCGGAACCGAAGTTCCGAGAATTTTCTGATAGATGTCTGCCAGATCTGGAGTTTGCCAGAACTCGAGCGACGTCGAGCGGTCCTTCGCCTCATATAGCGCATCGGGCTGCGTTTGAAGGAGTCGAAGGTCTGGAGCTCCCGCCGTCGGATTCTGTATCATCCGAAAGGCGAAGATCTCGTCGAATTGTCTCGCGAGCCAGCTCTCCTCGAGGAGAGCCTTCCCAGGAATCGCGGGAACGATTCTCGTCGGAGCTCCTTCGGGCGTAAATCGCTTTTGCTGCGCCAAGAAGACGATGTTGTACGGGAGCTTTCGAAACCTGCGGACATAGTCCTTCACCTTGTCATACGTCTCGCCGTAGGCCTTCCTCGGATCCTTTGCCTTGCTCTTTTCGTGATTGAGGCAGACCTCCGCAATCTCGGTAATCGAATCGAGACAGATCGTCTTGAAGTAGCCCAGCGCGCCAGCGTCCCCTGCGAAGAACTGGTAAGCCTCCTCGAACTCTCGCCACGTCTCGATCTTCCCGGCATGGTGCTGGGTGTCGAAGATCTCACACGTGGGATCTGGCGCGTGGTATGACCGGCCACAATAGCGACACGGGCCCAGGCGCCTGACCGACTTCAAGCCGCCTTCGGCCGAAATGATCGCAGTCTGAGCAAGGTGACCGGTCGTCGTACAAAGCGTCGTCTTCCCGACTCCCGGGGGGCCGTGAACGAGGATTTTTATGCCGCCTTCGCGCGCTAGCTCGCTCGCGGGTCGTAGATCGAACGCCATTAGATTAGCTCCTCGAATGAGACGCCGACCTTCGACGGCTTGGTAGTGACTGCTCGCGCGACAAGTCGGAACGCGTCCGGATCGTTTTCCTCGATCCAACGATAGTTCTCTAGGATGAGCGACGGTTTATAGCGGACAAGGTTCTCGGCGTATCCCGCGGGAAGCTCGCCTCGAATTCGATCGAAGGCGTCTTCGTCGAGGCGTCTGTTCACGCGGTGCGTGAGCTTCAAGCGTCCACCAGCCACGACCTTTGTCGTCGATCCCTCCGACTTACGTCCAACCAGATCTGCGATCCTCTCCTCGAGACGATAGCGCTCCTCTCGAGCGTCTTCCTCGCGAAGCTTGACACCTCGCCACGCTGTTACGAGTTCGTCGAGTTCGGTCGTCATCCGTTAGCCCTCTCGATCCTGAACATCGGCGAAGCGCCTCCGCCGATCCTCGCCGGGAGCTCGCGGATCTCTTCATCCGGATTCATCTCGAGGAGCTCGCCGAACGAACCGGTCCAAACCTCTTCGCCGCTTTCCTCGTCGACGACCGAAACCGCAAGCCCAAGGCAGAACCCGCAGATCGACCCATGGTCTAACGCGTGAAGATCGCAGCCGCAAAGGTCGCAGTCGTCGAAGTAGAGACAAACAAGAGCTTCCAAGGCATTCATCGGCACGACTCCTCGAGATCGAGCGCATAGCACAGGTCGATCTCTGCGTCTGTCATTTCCTCGCCGTCGGTCCGAACGATTCGGCGATCCGTATAAAAGGCAGATCCTGCCCGCTTGCACTCGCGATAGTCGCGGTCTTGGCAGCGCCACGCGGCGAGAATGCTTCGATGCGTATGCCCGCAAGCTCCTCGAACGTTGCCGATGGTTGTGTAGGTGATTGGTTTTTCGTTCATCGTGTGACCCTCGATGGTTTCTTCCCTTACCCCCTTTCGGGGACTCTTATATATAACGACCGCGCGAAGAGATTCAAGAGGCATTTCCGATTTTCTTTCGCTTGCGACCGCGGGCGTCAATCTGTAGCGTCGTCGACACTGAGGGTCAACTTGTTCTACGGATTCGAAACATGAGAGACGACGCGAAAGACGCGGCGCTAGCTTTCCTGCAATGGTGGTTTGAGTACGTCGAAGAAGGCTTCGTTCAGCTCACCTACATACGAGACGGGAGGGTCAGGACCTCGAGCTATCCGATCGCCCAGGGCTTCGAGCGAGCCGTCGACGAGGCGGTTCGTCGCAACGCGGCCGGAGAAAACTGCTACTTCCGCACAGCTCCGCTAGGAAGGCTTCCCGCGAAGCCTTCAGATCGCGGCGGCGAAGAGCTCGTAGGTTCTTCCCCAGGTATGTGGGCGGAGGTCGACGTCGCAGAGGCGGGGGGACACAAGCAGAAGGGAGCGATCGCGGCAACCTTCGACGCCGCGCGCAATTGGATCGAAGCGCTGCCGATAGAGCCGTCTGTCGTGATTCATTCGGGCGGAGGATACCACCTATATTGGCGCGCAAACGAGCCTCGCTCCTTCGAGCTAGGTGACTGGGCGGAAGGAAAGCGGGACGCGACATACTTCGAGGCGGCGCTACAAAAGCGATCTCGAGAATGCGGGTTCGGGCTCGACACCAACATTACACGAAATTTCGCCTGTCTCCTTCGGGTCCCGGGCTTAGTGAACTGGAAGCGCGCGGCGGGACACGTCGTAACGATCGAGCAATTTCGAGAGTCGTTGGAATACAGTTGGTCCGACTTCGAGGAGGTCGCGGCCGCGGTCCTCGGAGCCGAGGACGCAACAGCATACCTCTACAGCGAACGAGCGCCTCTCCCGGCGCCTGGGGAAGCTCGAGCACCAAAGGGGCGTAACGATACGCTCAAGAGCATGGCGGCGGCATGTCTCGCTCAGGGAAAGAAAATCGGAGAGGTCGTCGGCGAGCTCGTCGCATATGACTTGCAGGCGCACGATCCTCCGCTCTTCCTAGACCGCTCGGAAGGTATGCGGACCGGAGACGCCTATACGAACGCGCTCGGATTCGTCTCCTCGATTATGCAATCGATCCAAGTGCAGGCGGAGGCGAGCGGCCGCTCTCCGGATTACGGCAACCTGCAACAGCTCCGCACGCTCACAACGGCGGCCGGGGCGCTCACGGAAGACCCCTTCGAGAGGATCCCTCTCGTGAGCTTCGCGAACGCTTGGATGGACCGCAGCGGCTATGAGCCTCATCTACTCGAGAGCGTCTTGCCGAAGTCGACGCTAACCGTTATCGCCGGTCCGCCGAAGTCTCAGAAATCGCTTATGCTCCTTGAGCTCGCCGTGAAGCTTGCAACGGGCAAGCCCTGGCAAGGGTTCAAGCCGCTACGTCCTCTTCGCGTGTTATTGATTCAATTCGAAATGCCTCTCGATATGATGCGTCGGCGGATTCACGGTATGGGGGGCCCAGGAGGCTATTCGTCTGCGACGCTGGAACAGCTAGACCGGAACTTCATCTACAGCGCGAAGGCGGTAGCTCCCTTCGACCGCGACTCGTTCCCGCACTACGTCAACTTCGCACGGCGCGGCTTCCCGGACCTCGGGGCGCCTCCCGATGTGATCGTCTTCGATCCGCTTCAAAACATGTACACCGGAGACGAGAACTCTAACGCGGACATGGCCGTCTTCCTGCGGCTCCTCGACGAGTTCCGGGACACGCTCAACCCGGAGGCGGCGACGATCATCCTACACCACGCCAACAAGACGAATCGAAAGGAAATGCTCGAGGACCCGTTTAACGCGCTACGGGGAGCGAGCTATCTGCGGGGCTACTACACGAGCGCGATCTTCGTCGCGAAGCTGTCGGAGGAAGGAGAGGAGCGGAAGATCTTCTTCGACGTTCGCGCGGGAATCGCGCCGGCTCCGAAGGTCGTCGAGTATCAGGACGGAGCCTTCGTCGACGTCATGAACTTCGACGCGCTCGCCGGCGAGACGCAGCTCGACACTTGGAACGCGGAGCGCCGGCGACAGCGCGACAGGATCCTCCGGGAGATCAACCGGCGAGCTCTTTGCCTCGGAGAGATTCACGCTTCGAAAGAGCTCTCCGAACTCCTCGCCGAAGAAGATGACTTACCGGGCTCGAGGCGCGTTCGCTCGCTTCTCTCCGAATATGCGACTCGAGGCTATCTGCGTTTCTCCGACGGCAGCGCAGTAGGGTTCCAACCGTGCGACGGGCGCTCTAGCGGTTACGTAATCACGGAGACGACGGAGATCTTGGGGGACCTTGGAGTCATCGATCCAGTCCTACCGACTCACTACAAAGACCGGACGAACGGGCTCCTCGTGAAGATCGACGAGGATAGCGAGCCTCCGGAGTGGCATTACGACGATCCGGAGTTCACGCTCGAACTAATCAATCCTCAGTCAAACGTAGAGCCGTTTCGGGGTCGGCGGTAGCAACGGTTATCTGAGGTCTCCGAAGTCACGCGCGGAAGCTCCATTAGCGTTTTCACCGTGGCGAGCGCTTGCTTGAGTTGATCTCGGGCTGATCGCGCGAGCGCATCTGCGACGGTGTCGATGTGTTCGGGGTCGTCTGGGAGCGCTTGCTCGATCTGGTCGATAATGTTCGCGATCGCCGCCTCGGTCGCGCTTACTTTCCTGAGCATTTCGCGTCTCCTCCTGGGGGGCCTTCAAGGGCTTTTTTACCCGCTCAACAGGGTTGATCGGCAAATGCTACCAAAATCGCATCTATAACGCATAGAAGCTAGTCAAGGGTTGATCGCTGCGCCAAATTCGATCGCCGGCTTCCCTATGTTATACTTCGGCTTCCCTATGTTATACTTCGGCTTCCCTAATTTATATTTAGACAAGGCTAAGTTTCGCGGATATACACTCCGTGTATATCCGACTTTTCAGGCCGCGTCAATTAGGGAAATTTCCCTAATTTTCAGAAAAGCTCGTAAGTAATTGATATAACACAGATAAATTAGGGAAGCCAACCACCCCTCTCTTTCAAAGGAAAGGAGAGGGGGAGGTCCTCCCTCCCTCCGGTCGTCGTCCCTTACGCCTTCGGCTACGCTACGCCCAAACGGCCTTTCGGCCTGGGCTTCACTTCGGGACGCCTGCCCTTGAGCTCGGTCGGCTCCTCCCCCTCGCCTGTCCTTCACGAGAGTGTTGGCAACTTGCGCCAAACCCTGCTACAAAAAACTCCGGCGAGGCGGTGAACCTCCCGGAGTCATGGCTAACCCCGAACCTGCGGAGTCAACGTGCTGAAAGGTATCTCAAACTCGACGCTAGTCCAAGCGAAACACGTCCAGACCGAGCCGGGAGCGCGGCGATTGCCGTTCCCGTTCCACGAATACGCCGTAACGCGAGACGGCGACGTCTGGTCGCATAAGCGCAGAGCTTCGAAGAAGCTCGTCGTCGCTGAGGGCTGGGAGGCGGACGGGAAGCGCTACGATCGCGTCGTGACGCTGTGCGTCGCCGGTGCACAACGCAACTACGAAGTCGGAGAGCTTGTCGCCTCGGCGTGGGCGGAAGGGCGGGAGGAGTACAGCGCTCGAGAAGCGAAGCAAGCGAAGCCGAAGCCGAAGCCGAAGCCTCGTCGACGAGTCAGCTTCACGCCTCCGCCATTGCCCCGACAAACTTGACAGGAGAATTCAGATCGCCGATGTTCGGGATCCAACGCAACGAGGGTCACTCATGGTTCAGCAATTAGCACAGGCTATTCGTCGTTTTGTTTCAACCTCTTCGCAGATCGCAGCGCTCAAAGCGAAGCTCGTCTCCGCGGAGCGTCAACGCGACTATCTCATGGAGCTCCTCACGGCGGAGCGACAGCACTCCAAGCCGGCGCAGAATGACCGAAGGGCTAGCCTCCTGGGGATTCTACACCTCTTCGGCCTCACATCGGACGGTGAGCCGTCTGACGACGAGCTCGCCGGCGAAGTCGGAGCCCAGATACAAAGCCTGCTCGAGGACGTTGCGGAGCTCGAGGACGCTCTAGAATGCGCTAACAGCGCCGAGAAGACGTCCGGAATCGACGCGCTTATCGACTTCCGGGTTCAGGTCGTAAAGCTCGTCGGAGAGCTCTCCGAAGCTTCTGAGAGTCGTACGAAGACAATCGCGGCCGTGAACAAGCTGATTGAGCTCGCAGCGCGACCCGTGAACAGCTTCGGCGAGGCTCGCAATGTCTGGAGGAACTCGGACGCCGAACGCAATCGATTGCGGCAAGACCGGCGCGCTGAGATTATCAAGCCTACCCAGGATGACTCGGAATGAGTCAGATCGCACTGGGAACGTCGGCGGACGGGCCGCGCGCCTCGAGCCTGGCCGCGCGCCTAGACGCAATGCTCGCAGCGCTCTTCTTACCTCAGCGCACGACAGCTGGAAACGTGGCGCGCTCGGGAGACGTAGCGCGCTATTCTGAGGACGACTTGACGTTATTCTGCGCGAGGTATCTTGGACAATCCGTATCGCCGAAGGCTCTCGTCTCGGTGCGCAAAGGGAACATACCGTCGGCAAACGTGGGAGTTTTGCTTCGTCGCTGTCTTGACCGATTCGAGGCGGGCCTCGACGTCGAGCTCCTCGTCCGACGGGACAGGTTTCGCCAACAGGGGTGGACGGCGATTCGCTTCTTCGAGCGCTTTGGATTTGCACCGAACGGGAATCCGAGCATCGTCGATTTCCTCGAGAAGCTAGCTGTGCGGCTTGTAGGCGTCGACGTGGCAGTCTTGGACGAAGCGGCGGCGCTCGAGGGACGAAGGCGGGAGACGGGCTCTCAGGAGCTTCTAAGGGGTGATTATCCTGAGCTCCGGGAACGGCTCGAGCGCTTCGGCGGCGAATTGCCTGTCGAGCTCCGCCCCTATGTTCTCGAGGACGGTCGGTTTACCTTCGGCGAAGACGCCCAGGGGAGCGAGATAGCTCGTCGGGTCCTTCGAGCTGCTTTCGAGGCTAGGCTGTGCCGTTTCGAGAGCTGATTGTCGTGGAATGCGCTAACTGCGGTCATGAGTTCGGGAGCGATCGAAACTTCCTCAAAATGCCGATCCTCTTCAAAAATTACAGATTCGCCGCAAGGGCGGTGACGGCGGCCGGATGGTATGTCGTGGCTCACTTCGAACTGTGTACGCGGTGTCATGACTTCGCGCTCGAGTGGATAGCCCAGGAGGCGGGACGATGAGACGACAACCCACGCCGAGAGGCTACTACCTACACGCAGCCGTGTTCTTGCTCGGCGCGGTGACTCTCGCGGGCTATCCGGTCGCGGTGGCCGCAGCGTGGCTTCTGGGAGCTCGTGAGCGAGAAGAATAACCCATGCAGGCAACGCTTGTGACTACAACAGCATGGAAAGCGCTAAAATGATCGAGAATGCAACCAAGGAAGACGTCCTCGAGGCGACGAACACGCTAAGACCTCCGGAGCACAGTCTGTTCGGCGATCGCGACGTCCGAACGGTCTTGATGGATCCTCCGTGGCTAGAACGAGGAGGCGGCAAAAGCAAGCGCGGTGCCGATCGGCACTACCCATTGCTGCCGACGCCGCAGATCCCAGGTGTCGTGCGCTCCTGTGACCACTGGGATCGCCTCTGCGACACGGCTCATTGCTACATGTGGGTTACGAACAACTTCCTCGAGGACGGGCTCTGGTTGATGCGTGAGCTCGGATTCAGGTACATCACGAACCTGGTCTGGACGAAGGACAAGATGGGCCTAGGGCAATACTTTCGCGGGCAGCATGAGCTACTTCTCTTCGGGGTACGCGGCGAGACGATCCTCACGGACGGCACGTGGTCTACTTGGCTCGGCCGCGGCGAGCTCAAGCGGACTCGGCACAGCGAGAAGCCGCTCGCCGCCTACACGATGATCGAAGCAGCGTCGCCGGGGAAATGGCTTGAAATCTTCGCCCGAGAACCTCGGGATGGTTGGCTCTGTTGGGGCAATGAGATCGAGGCGTCGAAATGACCGAAGCTCTACAAGCCAAACTTCGCGACGAGCTATTAGGCGGAACCATACGGGGCGGAGTTGCAGTAGGCGACGGCGATCCTCCGCAATTCTGCGAATGGTCGCGCGTGCGAGCTCGCAAGACTCACCGCTGCTTTGAGTGTCTCGAACCGATCGAGCCTGGGGAGAGCTACCACGTTCTATCGGGACGGTGGCATGACGGAGGGTTTCAGCGGTTCAAATATTGCGGCGCATGCAAGCGATGGGCGGACGGCGCCTTCTTCGTCTTGAAGCTCGAGCTCTATCCTCTTGGATTGCTCGACGAGGCGATCGCCGAACTAACACGCCATTCAGACGGATGGCATTACGTCGAGCCCAGGCCGCGGCTGTGAACCCGATCGACCTAGGCCCGTGGGAGATCCAGGAGATCGAGCGGCTTGTGTCCTCGTCGGTATGCCGCTGTGGTCGGCATACTGGAATCTGGCGCGAGGTCCGGTCTGGAGAATATCGCGAGCGAGGATGGTGCAAGGTCCCATCGCTGGACAAATTAATACAAGACCGCGACCACCTCCGTGCTGAGTTCGAGCTACGCCGACAGGAGCTCAGATGCGTGTGAAGGTGAACGTCGAGGAACTCGACGAGCGACGCTATCCGACGCCGTATGAACAGCAACTTTACGCTGTGCAGCCCGCCGAGGTCGCGACCGTGCCGCCAGCCTACTTGGATGCGTTGGAGGCACTTGAGGACCTCACGTGGCGATATCTCGCCGGCGCTGCGGTGACTCAGAGCGAGGTGATCGCGAAGCTCCACGCAATCAGGATGTCTCGATGAGCAGCTCGTCCAGCGACACTGAGACCCTCCGGGCTGGCCCCGCTGTCGACGAGTTCGTCGAGCTCTTCGACGAAGGGCTGGTGTCCGATTGAGCCGTGAGCATTCTAGAGCTTCACGCAGCGCTCTTTCTCGTCTTTCTCGCTTGTGTTCTAGCCTGGGAGAGGCTCGAGCTTACCGTCGATCGTGAGCTCGCTAGGCGCTATGTCGCAGAGCTTCGCCGTCATCATTCGGACGAGTTTCGTCGGCCCAGGCGTTGGATTGACGCGAGCTCGAGCTCCGACTAGCCTCCGACGCTATGCGTTATCCAAGCCCAGAAGACGAGCTCCCTACGCTCGATAGCTATGCCAAGCCGCACCGGCGAGGCTTAATTCAGACGGTCGTCGCCTTCGTCGTCTGGTGTGCGTCGAAGCTGTGGCTTGCGCCACGAACCTGGGCGAAGAGCTACCTCGAGGATTACTATACGACTCTCGCGAACGGCCGCGGCGGATTCGATGTTCTCCGACCGCTCGGCTCGAACTCTGTCTCCGCGTCGCTGTGGCTTCATGAAGGCGTGCACGGCTGGCAAGCCTTTCACGCTGTGTGCGGGCCGGATTGGTGGGCGAAGACGATTCACTCGCTCGACTACCTCCTCCGGCCTCGACGCGGGAGGCTTCGACGTATCGAGGCGCAAGCATATGCGGCGGAGGTCCTCGCTGGCTTTCGCACGATAGCCCAGGCGTCGAAGAACCTAGTCGGCCGGACGTACTACCCGGAGCCGTGGTATACACCGACGCTCGAGGAGGGACGCGAGGCAATTGAAGAAGCGCTAGAAGGCTGGAAGGTCGCGGGCTTCGATCGAGACTCGATTCGCAAGCTGGGCGATATCGCCATCGGCGAAGTCTACAAGAACTGAAAACGGCTCCCCGTGAAGGGAGCCGTTTTCGCCGGCCGTCGAGGGTCAATCTCAGGATCCGGAGAACTGGGCTCACAGTACGAGAGCAGGATCGACTAGTCAAGCGCCGTTGGCGGTGTTATTTCTGCGTGCGCAACGCATGCTGGTTGCTGCGTGCTGTTTCTCCTCTGGTTCGAGAGGAAGTTTTGAAGACAGATCAGCTAGCTGCGAGGACCTATCTCGCAAAGAAGGCGAGGCAGGCTCGAGAACGCCTCGAGGCAATTGCGGCCGCTGTAGGCGTTATCGCTATCGTCTTCGTCGTAGTGATCGTGGTTTGGACGGCATTTCAGGGGCGGCTGTGAGCGACAAGATTCCGCGCCGTTGAAGAGCGGATAGCCGCCCAGAGTCTCCGTTGTGATATACTTCGGCGGCGAGCTCGAGAAGTTCCGCGAGGCGTTCCTCCCCCTGGGGCGCGTACTGATACCAGAAGACGAAAGCACGACGAGGGTTAGTCAATGAAAGCATGGTATCATGGAGTGATGACGCCAGACGGCGTCTGGCTTGTGGGAAGCAGTGGCGAAAAGGACGACGCCAAGCTTGTGCGCGTCGCTACGGCAGACGCTACGCAAATGGCCGTTGAAGGAGTGTACCCGGTGACGGTCGTCGTGTTGCCTGCACTTCCGGACAACGAGATCTTAGCATGGCCAGGAAGATGATCGAGAACACAAGCGAGGAGCTCGAGGTTCGGATCTGGGAGCGACAGCCAGAAGAGACGGATCGCGCATGGTCTGCGTTTGAGATCTTTAGAGGCATGCCTTCGCAGGGGCGGGCGCTAACGCGATCATACGTCCTCTATCGGCGCATGCGAGATCCTGATTATGGCAGGGGTAAGAAACCACTGCGAACCGTTCCAGGCTCATTCAGGGGCTGGTACAACACGCATGACTGGAGGGCTCGCGCAACGGCTTGGGATCGTCACAAAGACGAAGCGTTTCTTCTGGCAGACGAATGCGACCACGTCGACAAGCTCCGCGACTTTCGCTCGAGGCTTCAAAAATATTCGGAGCTCTCGACTCGCAACGGGATCAAATGCATGCGTGTCGTGAAGCGATCTCTCGAGTCTCTTGAGTCAGATGGCGGCGTCGTCCCTCCCAGTCTTCTCCCGAAGTACATTCAGGCAACGGCGCGACTCTTTGAATCGGCGTCCGCCCAGGAAGCTCAGGCGCTCGCAGTCGACGCTATCCTCGAGGCGGTAGGTGATGCGCCGGCAGAAATACACTGATCGAGCTCTAGCTGCGAGCGCGCCTCTCGTTCAGAGCTTTGGCCGGAAACGACGCGAAGCGCTCTTCCCTACGGTCGAGGCGTTCACCAAATCACACCTCTCCGATTACAAACCACACAAGGCACAGGTCGAGCTCCGCGACGCAATGGCGGCCGCTCGCTTTGTCACAGTGATCGCGGGGAGGCGTAGTGGGAAGACATACGGCGGCGGTCGGGAGTTCCTTCTCGCTGTGGCTCGTGATTACGCTAGAGCTCGAGGGAAGGGCGAGAAGTGGTTCGCTCCGTCGAAGCTCACGAAGGAGGCGAAGCCGCTCCTCTGGTATTGGTGTGTAGCGCCGACTTATGCGCTGGGCGTCTATCAACGGAGAGAGATCTTCGAGGTCCTGGGCGGCCTAGACGGCCCGCTAGTCCTCAAGTGGTACGCGTCGAATAACTCACTCTGGTTACAGGGCGGGATTTTGATCGAGTTCAAAACGGCCGACAATCCGAACCGGCTCGTCGGCTCAGGGCTAAATGGAGCCTGGGTTGACGAGGGAGCTCGAGTGAAGGCGGAAGCCTGGGCGGATAATCTTCGGCCGGCGCTGTCGGATCGCCTAGGGTGGTGCCTTGTGACCTCGACGCCGCTCGGGAAGAACTGGCTCTACCGGGAGCTCTGGCGAAACGAGAGCGAGGACTACGCTCGCGTCCACTTCCGGACGGTCGACAACACGGCGCTTCCTCACCTCGTCGAGGAGGTCGCTCGAGCTCGAGTAGAGCTCCCGAAAGCGATGTTCCTGCGGAACTACGAAGCGAGCTTCGACGCCTTCGAGGGAAAGATTTTTGAGCACTTCCTAGACGACGCCACGCATATATGGAGCGGAACTCTTCCGCCGTTTACGCGGCGATTCGCCGGGATTGACTGGGGGCATAGCAATCCGGGGACACAAATCGAGATCGGACAGGCTCTCGGAGGGGAGCTCATTGTATATCGTGAAGATTACGTCCGGGAGCTCCCGATCGCGGCTGCGCCGAAGTCTCCGCGCGATGACTGTTGGATCAAGAGATTTCGCGCTGCACAAAGACGAGGCGTTTCGCATGCCTGGGCGGATCCGTCGGAACCCGCTCACATTTTGCAGTGCAGACAGAATGATATCGACGTTCGGCGGGCTAACAATGCGGTGAACCCTGGGATCGATCTGCTTTCCACGCTTCTTATGCCAACGGGACGCGACGGGAAGCCGACGCTCATGATCCACGAGTCGTGTACCAATCTGCGCGAAGAGCTATCTTCCTATCGCTGGGGGGCTAACGGCAAGCCGGTAAAGGAGGATGACCACACCGTCGACGCGTTGCGCTATGGTGTGTATACCGAGGCAAAGCGGAACGGCCTCTTCGTTCTCGAGAAGCTCGTCGAAGCGTTCCCGTCGGCCTTTGACATGGCGGCGTGATATGGTCGAATCAGACGGCGTTAGAAGCCTGCGGGAGGCGGTACATATGGCGAAGATTCTTGGGTATACGCAGCGAGAGGCGCAGTTCAACACGGCCTCACGCTACTATTGGGGCCGGCAATACGACGATCTCGAGCCCTGGACGACTTCAAATTGTCCGCTCCGGGACAAGGCTCCGTCTGTTCAGGTGGGACTGACGAAGAAGGCGGTCAACAAGGTGAATGCTCACTTGTTCGGCGAGGGTCACCAGCCACACTGGAAGATTGAGGACAGCCGCAACGCTGGAAAGACGTCTGAGGCTCTAGACGAGGCGCTACAGGACGTGTTCGAGCGTAGCGGCTTGAAGCGTCGCTATCTCGAGCTCGGTCGCCTGGGCACGCTTCACGGTACGGCCGCGATCGGCTTTCATCTTTTTGACGGGGGGCGTTTTGATACGGAGGTTCTGCAAGCTGGGACGTCGAAGCCTACGTTCGGGAGTGACGACCGAGTTCGTGCGATAGATCTTGGGCTCGACTTCGACGACCTTCTCGAGCTCGACGAGTTTTGGCGGACGTTCGAAGAGGACGAAGTCTCCGGCAATCGAGATCGCGAGATATGGCATAGGCGGACTTGGACGACGCAACAGACGATCGAATATCAACCGCTCGACGTGAGAGACGCCCAGGCTACAGGCGCTTCGAGGCTTGAGGATCTGCCGTGGGTAGAGGACGCAGAACAAACGCAGTCGCATGATCTGGGCTTCGTGCCTGCCGAATGGATTACGCCGATCCCAGTCGCTCATGATATCGACGGAGCTCCGATCGTCGACGCTAGCGAATTCAAGCTCGAGGACGAGATTAACTACACGCTGTCGCAGACGGGCCGCGGGATTCGTTACAATCAAGAGCCGACGAAGGTGTTTACGAATGTCGACGCGAACGCCTCGGATCCGGTTCGCGTCGGAGCGGATAATACCCTCATGGTATCGGCCGATCCGGAGGCGGGTGGCAACGCTGGCGCTTCACTTCTCGAAATGACAGGGAACGGCGCTGTCGTCGCTATGGACTATTCCAGAATGGTTCGAAATCTGTTCAATGAGATCGTTCAAGTCGTTGATCATGACCCGCAGCAATTCGCCGGAGCGCTCTCCGGAGTCGCGCTCGAGCGCCTCCTCTATCCGATGGTACTACGCGTCGAAAATCTTCGGCCTGAGTATGAGCATAAGCTAGGCAGGCTCCTCCGCAAGATGCTCGAAGCGGACAAGGTTACGGGCGCTGACAACATGGTTGTGTCTGCGCTGTGGCCTCCCGTCGTCTCGCCGACAGCTCAGGATCTCCAAATGTATACGACGGCGGTCGTCGAGCTCGAGAGTGTTGGGATCATCGATCAAAAGAAGGCGGTCGAAGTCTTGTCGCCGTTTCTGGATATTGAAGACGTCGACGCCTATCTCGCCGACCTCGTCAAGCGTGAGGTCGCCCAGGGTACGACGACCGGTAAGGCGCCAGCGAATCAACCGTAATGCCTCGAGTTCCTCCGGAGATACTCGAGCTCGCTAAATCGCATCACCGGCAATTGCTAGCGCTCGAGAAGGACGCTCGAGCTCGTGTTCGCGAGGAGCTCGATCGAGCTGTTCGGCGAATTGAACGGGACCGGACGTTTCGCTCGATCTCCGACTTCCGGGCTCTACAGCTCTCCCAGATAGAGATCCTTGCTCGTATCTCGAGGGAGAAAACGACGGAGGGGCTCGAGCGCGCGCTCGAGGATATCCTTTCAGCCGGTCTTCTCCTCGCCCCAAACCATGCAGATACGGAGCTCCAGAAATGGATCGACTTCCACGGCGGTGAGGCTCGACCGCTTAACCTCGCCGCATTATCGGCTGCGTCTCGAGATACGCTGATCGAGCGAATCCCAAGGTCGCTTGCAACCTGGGGTCCGGATGTAGCTAGACGCGTTCGTCGAGAGATCAGCGCATCGATCTCGACGTTCGCCTCGAGAGAGGAGGCGTTGCAGGGGATTCATGGCGCGATCAATGCGGAGCGATGGAAGGCAGATCGCATTTTCAGAACCGAGCTCTTCGACGCGTATAACGAGGCGCATCTTGACAGTCTAGAACTCGCTAGAGACGTCTATTCGGTCGATACGAAGAAGAGCGCGATCGTAACGTTTGACGCTCGAACCGGCCGCGACTCGTTACCCATGCACGGGCAGGTTAGGGAGCTAGACGAGGACTTTATCGACGGGGACGGCCGTCGTTTCCTTCATCCTCCCGGCCGACCGAACGATCGGGAGAAAGAGATCCCATGGCTCGACGACTCGCCTCCGGAGATCATTCCTCTCGAGCAAGGAGAGGCGCGTGTTGCGGCGGATATAGCCAAGCGTCAAGCGATACAGGATCGAGCGCGAGCTCGTCGCGGGCTACCTCCTCTTCGTCGTGGTCCTAGACCTCCGACGATTCCGCTCACATTTGACGAGAGGCGTTCTGCGTTGATCGTCGATTGGACGCAGGGTTCGAACAGCAACTCGAGCGTCCTCACCAAGACGGCGGCGCTCGAAGAATTCGGGCTCGACGGGCAGGTCTGGAATCCGCGTGATCGCGGGATACCTTCGGACACGACGCAGCGACAGGAGGATCTCCGCAGAGCCTATGATGCGACGCAAGCCTTCTACCAGACGGAGCGCATAGGCTCTGTTCGGCTCTATCGTGGTGTCCGCTCGGATACGATTATCGAAGGAACGGTCGAAGCTTGGACGAGCGATCCTGATATTGCGCGGAAGTTTGCGGGCCCAGGCGGTAATATTCTTGTCGCCGATATTGACTCGCGGCGAATCCTCGCGAGCGTCGACGCGCCGGGATGGAAGAATGGTAGATTCGGAGATCAACGCGAACACCTGATCCTTTCCGACGTTCCGAAGCTTCGATTTAGTCCGGGCGGCTGGTCGTCGGGATCGTTCCAAGCCTTGGACCTCGACCCGAACGCGGTCTCTGCGGGCCCATGGGGCGTCCTACAGGACTCGAGCGGGATAGCTCGTCTAGACCATATCCCTAGCGGGAGAACGCTTCTAGAAGGCGCTGAGTATACGAGAGACGCTCTCGTCGATTCGGCTCAGTACCTCGATCGGTCCGGCTTCTTTGACGGACTGGGAGAGATTACGCCGGCGGGAGCCGAGGAGCTCGACGACGCAATCGACGTTCTTCGCGTAAAGCTCGGCGGAGCGGTTCCAATCGGAGCGGATTCGGCCCAGGGGATAGAGCTTAGCGGCGTTCGCTGGGGGCTGGTGAATCAGGACGTCAAGCCGGGAACGCCGGGGAAGTGGTCGCGGCGTAAAATCACGCTTACAGAAGGTGAGACTAGCTTTCACTACACAGACCTAAGCGGCGTGATTCAGCAGAATCTGGCCGTCGTGACAGATTCGCGCGGTCCCGGGGAGGGCTACTTCTCGCTTGTTCATGTCCCTACTGGCCGTCCTCTGTTTGAGGGCGGGCGGACGTTCTATGGCCAAGGGTTTCGGGTACCTGTCGATATTGGCGGCTATCAACAGCGCAACGTGAGAGCGATCGGAGAGGCGCTTCATACCTTCTTCGACGAGGACGGCGCGGTTGTCGTGGATAAGCTCGAGGACTTCGATCGGCTCGTCGCGCATATGGGTTCGCTCGAATTTGCAGAAATGCCCAAGGGAGAGACTCCGAAAGAAACGGTCGATCGTCTTTTCTCGATCCTCGAAGATCAAGGCAGCGACGACGAGTTTATCGACTTCATGTTAGAGCGTGGCAAAGCATTCAGCGGGGGCCCGGAACTGGGGTCGTCGTCTAGAGCTCGCCGCTCACACATTGCCGAAGAAAAGCTCTCCGAAGAGGACCGCTTCGAAGAGGCGGTAAAGAGCCGACGTGATTCGCTACGTCGCGGTCGATATGCCAGACATGCTGACGCCGACTTCGAGCGGGCGATTCAAGCCGAAGCCGAGAGACGCGACGCCGAAGCTACCCGACAACGTCTCGAGGCTGCGGAATCTCGCGTTCGACTAGGCTTCGACGTCGGCGACGGCAGACAAGCCGAAGCCCAGGCGATTGCCGAACGCGAGGCACGCGATACCGCGAAGAAGGAGAAGGACCTCGAGGAGGCGGAACGGAAGCGACTAGCGGCGAAAGAGAAACAAGAGCTTGCGGAGAGGGATCTTGCGAAAAAGGAGCTCGAGAAAGAACGAGCGAAAGAGCGGGCTCAGATCAAAGCCGACGAAGAGCGCAGAGCAAAGCTGGCAAAGGAGGCGAAGAAGCGTGCGGAGCTCGCCGAGAAGAAAGCAGCGAAGAAGCGGAGGGACGCGGAGAAGGCTGCGAAGAAGGCTGCGAAGGAGAGGGCGCGCCTCGAGGAACAAGAGGCAAAAGAGAAGGCTGCGGCGGAGAAGGCGGCCGACGAGCTCGAGAAGAAACGGAAGCGCGACGAGGCGCGAGCTCGTGCGCGAGAGCAAAAACAAAAGCTCGAGCGAGAGAACTTCGGGGCTGAACATGATGCGGATGCGGATGCGGACAAGATCCGAGAAGACAACAAGAAGGCCCAGGCGAAGGCTCAGGCGAAGGCTCAAAGGGCGAAGAAGACTCGAAAGGCAAAGCCGAAGAAGGTCCCGAAGTTTGCGAAGGTTTCGGAGGCGCAAGACTGGGCGGTCAAGAACGGACTAACGCAACGGATCAAGCTCAAGAGAACCTACAATCTCGATGGAGTAAATGAAGCGTTCGAGGCTATCGAAGATATGAACGAGCGCTTCGGCTTCGGCGAACTCAAGTCTATTTCAGATCAGCGACACCACAACAAAGTCTTTGCCAAGGAGGCAGGTGTCCCAAGTGTTCGGGGCGGTAGCAGTGCTACGGCAGGCTATACAAGCGATGTTCTGATTATCACGAAAAAGGCTTTTGATGCCGAAGGCCTAAACGAGTCGTTCCTTGCAAACAATGCCTATATCGGCTCGATCAGCGATCCGGCGAAAATAGTCGATAGCCTTCGACGTCGGAGCAAGGATGAGGCGGCGGACCGACTCGAGCTTCTTGCGTCTCAGGGCTGGAAGGATCGTCAAGTTATCGCACACACTCCCGCCCAGGTCATGCAACACGAACTAGGGCATCGTTTCCACGATACCGCGCAAAGCAGGTTTGCAGATCCTGACCCAGTCAAGGCGGTTCAGAAGGCGGCTTTCGACCCCATGATTCGCCGCCTGTGGTCTAATGGTTGGGCGACCACGCTAGGGCGCTACGCTTCGGCGGAGCCGGCGGAATACGCGGCGGAGTCAATGGTCGCCTATGTCAATGGCGACCACCATCTATTGCCGACGGAGCTCGTCGATTTCTACGCCAAGTTCGATACCAAGGCGACAACAACGCGAGCACTGGCCCAGGAACGACTTAGGGCCTGGGAGAGTTCGAGCGCAACGCGTATTGCAAAGCGAGCGGCTCAAGCTGCGGAAGTCGATAGACGCGAAGCGGAGCTTGCGACGAAGATCGCCAAGATAGGATCACTGAAAAAAGAGAAGGCTGGCTCGCTTTCGGAAGAGGAACTTGTAATCTTGGGACAGGATGCAGCGGATATGCGCGCACAGTTCGGAGAGGGAAGGCTCGCGGATATGCTCTTCACGGCTTGGAAGAACAAGCGCGCAGCGATTGAAGAGAAGAAGAGGAGACTAGGGCTATGACTACGACAACGAATTCGCTGCAATGTCCGCTCTGCAATAGGTGGCGAAGTGACTTCGAAGGGACAGGGTCTTGTGAGGCTTTCCCCGAAGGCATCAAGTTGGAGGTCTACAACGGCGAGGTCCCGCACAACGAACCCATCTCGGGAGACCATGGAATCCGCTTTGAGCTCACGAAAGATCCGCGACGGCTTGCTTCGCTTGGGGCGGCGAAATGAGACGACGTATCTACAAGACGCTAGACGGGGAAGAGGTCGTCGCATTGCTTCCTGAGAATGAGCGAGATCTCGCTCAGCTCGAGGCAAACGCAAGGGATCCGGAGGGAAACGACCTCGACGCGAGGCATTCTTTTGCCGATGAACTCGACAGCGCAAAGAGTGCCAAAGACGTTCCGGCTTGATTCGCTTCGTTCGGGAAGGCAATCTCCCGAAAACCTCTGGAGGAGACGCCACAAGATGAAACGAAAAATGTTCAACCCTCGATTTCTCTTTTCCACGGCTCCGGGACTGGAGTCGATCCTAGCGTTCAAAGACGACCCGGAAAACGCCGACGCCGACGCCGACGCCGATGCCGATGAAAGCGATCAGAATTCGGACGCGGACGCCGACGCGACCGGTGATAATGCACAAGGTGAGCAGGAAGATACTGGTGCCGAAGCGTCTACTCCCCGATCTTCAGCTACGAATGACGCCAAGCTAAAGGCGCTCGAGCGCAAGCTTGAGAAGGAAAGAAAGGCAAGGGAGAAGCTCGAGGCGGAAAAGAAAGCCGCCGACGACGCCAAAAAGAGCGATCTCGAGAAAGCGCAAGACGCAGCAAAGACGGCCCAGGAGAAACAGGTCGCGGCGGAGAGACGCGTCGAGGAGCTCCGAATCGAGAACGAGATTCGGACGAAGGTCGTCGCAGCCGGTATTCGAGGAGAACGAATCGAGGCGACTCTTCGATTGATTGATCGTTCAGCGATCGAGATCGAGGACGGAGAGATAGACGGAGTCGACGACGCCGTCGAAGCAGTGAAGAAGGACTTTCCGGAATTCTTCGGATCAAAGGCGACGAGCTCGCCGACGACCGGAGGAGGAAAAGGCAGCGACCGAGACGGAGACGACGACAACGGTCCGCAGTCGGATTACGAAGTCGGGCAAGCGCTCGCGAAGCAACGGGACGAACACAAGTCTAGGCTTTAAGCCGACAACCGAAGAGGAGCCGAAATGGCTGGAACGAACTTTGTACAGAACAATTATGCGGGAACCCGTACGCAGCGCGGCGCGGTCTGGCTCACGGCTCACGGCTCAGACGAGATCAACAGCGTCTCGGTCGGGACCTTCCCCGCCGACAATGGTACGGATTCGAATCTGTACCGCCAGATCCTCGAGGGTACGGTCCTCGCAAAGCGCGATGATCTGAACCTGCACTACCCGTGCGCGGAGGACAACTCCGTCGGCGCGGTCGTCGCAGCGAATGACGTGGTCATCGCGGATCCGTACCAATTCGCGATCGGTCAGCTCGTCGAGCTTCCGACCAGCGTCGCGACGGACTCCGATCGATTTCGTCTCGTGACGGCGATCAATTACGACACGAACACGATCACTCTCGACGGCGCGACGTTCTCGCTCTCCGACGCAGACGCGATCGAAGTGGACGGGGGGCGCTCGGAAGCGCTGGCGAACGGCGCGGTCGTCGCGAGCGCGACGCTCGTCCTGAACGCTGGTGAGGGCTCCCGCTTCGCGATCGGCGATACGCTCGAGTTCTCCGGCGACACGTCGAAGACGATCCTCAGCATCGTCGGCGATACGCTCACGCTATCGGCCGGGATCTCGATCGCGGATACGTCGCGGATCGTGTCCAACTCGGACGGCGCGTACAAGATCACGAACAAGACCGTCACGATCGACGAGTTCCGCTTCACGCCGCAGAACGTGATGATCCCGACCCGTGCGCACGGCCGAGTGAAAGAATCGCTCGTGATCGGCCTCACGCCGACCGCGAAGACGGCGCTCGAGGGCGGGCTTCTCATCTTCGACCAGCGAACGATCGCTTAACGGCGCGCGCAACTGACCGCAAACCCCAGGGCCGGAGCTTCGGCCGCTTCTAGGAGAATTGCCAAATGGCACGACAGAAAATCAAAGAATTCTACGCTCCGGAAGAGCTGACGCCGGAGCTCCTCAATGGCCTCGTCGATGAGACGGAACTCCGCCCCATGGAGATCTTGCAGTTCGTCGACCTCGTCCAGCATGAAACGGAGACGATCGAACTCGACGTCCTGATTCAGCAGACGGACAGATTCGCGAACATCGTCGGCTTCGCCGATTCGTCGATCGCGACGAAGGGTCTCGAGACGGAGAAGAAGTTCGTCAACCCGTTCCACGTCAAGAACTACCACGAGTTCAAGCTCACCGACTCCAAGTTCATGCAGCGGAGTGGGGAATCCGTCGTGATCAGCGCGGCTGGGATCGCCCAGTCTTCCGCTATGCAGGAACAGAAGCGGCGAAACCTGCTTCACTGGGCTACGCTGGCTATGATCGACCAGCGTACGTTCACCTATCAGGACGGAGACAAGCTTCTGACGGTGGACTACACGAGCGAGATCGGCGTACTTCCGGCGCCTACGGGCGGAGTGATCGACGTCTCCGGCTTCGCGCTACGCGAAACCAACCGAATGAAGAACACCTATTACCGGCTCAACAGGCAGGTCCCGAACCTCGCCTTCATGAGCGCGGCTACGGCGCTGCTCTTCACCGACATCGCCGAAGTGAAGGCGGCTTATGTCGCGCTTCAATCGGCCGATCCGGAGTCGAGCGCTTCGCTCTTCCAACGATTCAGCTGGAACGGGATGGTTTGGGTCATCCTTCACGAGCAATACCCTGACATCGCCGGAATGTTGCTCGACCCGATCACAAAGGGGCGGATCGTCGTCACGGTCGACAGTGTCCTCGATCCGAATCCGGACGCGGCCGGATCTCCGTTCAAGATGCATCGTGCGTCGAACGCGCTCAACAACAACAACGCGGCGCGCCCCTTCTACGATATGTTCGAAGTCTCGAACGATCCGATCGCCTGGGGGCACCGGCTCTATGACAACATGGTCCCGGGCGTGTCCAAGCGCAACGCGGTCATGCAGTGGGAGGTGATCACTCCGTAAGCGGAAGGGCGGACGCGCTGGGAGTTCCCGACGCTGGCCAGCCGCTATCGCCTCGCCGCCTTCGGGCGGCGAGGCTTTTCGGGTAGGACTCTCGAGGAGGCGCTCGAATGAAACTCTCAGATCTGAAAATGGACGAACTGCGGGCGCTTGCCTTCGACCTCGAGGTAACGCTCGATCGCGAGCTCTCGCTCTCGAGGAAGAAGAAGGACGCGATCTCGCAGATTGAGGAGGCGCTCCTCGAGCTCGCCGGTCACAACGCAAGCTCCGCGTCCGATCTTCTCCGCTCGAGAGGGATCGACTCTCACGAGCTCCTCATTTCGACGGAGAGCGATTCGGAGCTCGAGAAGGATGAGGACAAGAGACTCGAGCCCGAAGCCGGGGAGATCGCAGATCCGGAAGCGTATGAGGCGGCTAAGGCCGCTGGTGTCGTCGAGGAGCTTGAGGGACACGACTTCAACCCTCCGCTCGACGGTCCGCTTCCGCATGCGTTGCAGGTTCGCGAGCATCCGATGAACGGGCGCGTTCATTACGGAGATCTGATCCTCTCGCCGACGGTGGACGATCTCAGGTATACTCACGTGGCGCTGGGGAAGAAGGGCTACGAGAAGCTGAAAGCGCATGGATACAGGACGGTCAAAGGGTAGCGCGCGGAGACGTGCGCAACGGGGCCGGCGCGTAGCGGGCGTTTGGGAGTGTCTCCTCCCGTCCTGTTGCGCGTCGGCCTAGCGCGGAGAGACAATGGCGAACAATGGCGGCTATTACGACACCCGCTTCGACCTTGATAAACCGCTCTGGACCGTTGCGGAAGTCGAGGCGAAACTCGTCGCGCTCGAGGATCTCATTAGCGCGGTTCAGGCGAAGCCGGTGGGGCTCGGCGTCCCAGGGGCTGGGAACGCGAACTTCATCGGGCGTTTATCTGATCTTCGGAAAGAGCGTGCGATCTGGGGGTCTCGCCTGAAGGAGGCTAGGGCCTATGAACTCAAGACCTCCCAGGGGATTGTGCGCTCCGCGCTACAGGGACCGAAGCAGATCATCGAGTAAGCAATGCCATGGAATCTCGCCAACATGATGCGCTCCGTAATTCGCGACGACGTGATTGCGTGCTTCCTTCCGAGCGTCGACAACTTTGTCCGCGTGCGCAATCTCGGCGGACTCAAGAATCACTTGGGCGAGATCGATCCTTACACGAAGCGGATCGAGCGCTTCTCGTTTAAGGCGGTCGAGACGACGGGGCGCGGCGGGCTAGACGATATGACTAGGACGGAACGCGAGGTCGGAGGACAGGCTCAGGGAGAGATCTTGCTAGAACTCCTTGAGGACGTCTTGAGGCTAGGAGATCGCGTCGAGCGTCTCTCCGACGAAGAGATCGCGAAGCTCGAGGCGCTCCTCCTGGATCCGCTTGCGCCGGCGGTCAATTTGCAGGACACGACGACCGCGTTCGAGGTAATACAGGTCGAGGCGCCAAGGCTAAATAATCAAGTCGTGAGCTATCAGATCACGATTCGAGAGCAGACGGACTAATGGCGACGAAGACAGTCACGATCCAGCATTACGGCGCGACGCTTCGCTTCGACGATGAAGAGCGTCGTGAGATCATTGTGAATGCACTGCTAGCGTCGGCGCTTACGGGGGAGGCTCTTCTCGTCGAGGCGACACCAGCTGATACAGGTAGGGCTCGCGCCGGATGGATTACGCGGCCAACAGCGAACGGAGCGGAGACTTCGAACGACTCGCCGGTAATTGGGATCTTGGAGCTAGGCTCTCGTCCGCATCGTCCGCCGTTTCGGCCGATCCTCGAGTGGGTCGTTCGCAAGTTCGGGACAGGGAAGCGCTCTTTCGAGAACTACTCCGAGGTCGATCCGGAGCTTATGGCGATTGCCTGGGGAACTGTGCGCAAGATTCAAGACCATGGGACACAGCCGCATTTCATGGTGAAGAAGAACCTCGAGAAGCTTGCGCGGATCACAAAACGACATGTTGAACGCGCGCTAGGTGTACTGTGATAGCGACGACTCCGCGTGACGCTCTGATTCATGAGATCGCATTAGCGATCGAGGCGAGCTCGCCAACGCTCGACGATGTTGCGGTTCGCCGCGGATTCCCGTCTTCGCTCTCAAGAGACGACGACTTCATTCTACCGTCGATCTCCGTATCGATTCAGACGGAAGACGCGGAGAAGGCTCGTCGCAAGCTTTACCGAGAGACGGAGCTCGAGAACGGCTATATCGAACAGCTCTTCGAGATCGAGCGGATTACGATGAAAGGGACAATCGAGCTCTGGACGGGCAGTAAAAACGAGCGAGAGCCTATCGAGCTCGAACTCGATCAGATCTTCGCAGGCGCAAGGGTCGATCCATATGGGACGGAGGAGCCTCTTCCCCCCGGACTTGTTCTCGATCTCTCGCTATTGTACGAAGCGAGAGTCCGGGTTCGGAAGATCGACAAAAGCCAACAGGACGCAGGCGGAGCTCGAGACGGCTATTTCAGGCTCCTCTATTCGTTCGAAGCGACGGTTCCCAATTTGATTCGGGTAGAGTACAAAAAAGCAATCCAAACGACGACGACCGAGGTCGGCGCAGACGTCATCGTTTGATAAACGGAGCGGATCACAATGGCGATTTTCTACACAACGAATCCGGTGGAATGGAAGCTGACGGACTCCGTGATTATCGCGGAGCAACAGCAACCCTCAAGCGGCAATCTCTCGAATGGTCCGGAGCTCGTCGGGATCGTCGGTGAATTCCCCTGGGGGCCGGCGGATACCCTGCTCGAGTTCTCGAGCGGACAGGAACTTCTCGATCAACTCGTCGCAGGATACTCCGACCCGGGAGCCTATGCAGGCTGGCGAGCTCTCTCCGGGAAGACGTTCGGCGGGCCGCTTCGCATTGTCCGCGCGAAAGCGGCGGCCGGAGCCGTGAATGCGTTCCGGACGATCGCCGATACGGTCGGACCGACGGATGCTGTCGATCTGACGGCGAAATATCACGGCGTCGCGGGCAACGAAGTCACGACGCTGTGGACGAATCAGGGCGCAAACTTTGACCTCACGATCACTTTTGGGACGATCGTCGAAACGTTCGAGGGCGTGAGCTTCGACGCCGCAGGCATGACGTTTATCATGGTGAACTCGGCTCTCGTTGATGCCGTGCTGAACGTCGCGGGCGGCGTCAATCCTCCGACGGACGTCGCGGCTGTGGCGCTGGCGACCGGAGCGGACGGTACGCTCGTCGATCTCGACTATACGGGGTCGGACTCCGTCGCCAAGGGGCTTCGGGTCCTCCGAGGTATGGAAGATGGAGGCTTCGCCTTCGTCGCCGAGTATACGTCGGCGGCTGTGATTACGGAGCTCTTGCTTCACGCGGCCGTGAAGCGAAATATCGTCGGCGCCCAGGCGGATATCTCCGACGTGCTCGCGACGAACATCGCCGCAGCGGGGGCGCTCGCCGATGAGAGGCTTCGGCTCTTCGTTCATCGCGCACAACAGCTCGTCGAGGGAACGGAGTACACGGTTGATCTGACGGCGTTCTATGCGTCTGTCTTCTCCGCAATCGCCCCGAATCTCTCCGTAGCGGAGCGGCAGTGGCGAAATCCGTATCTGACTCCGATCCTGGGAGTGCCAGCCGGAAACGACTTGATCCGGAACAATTGGATCCTCGCCGACAACGCGGGCGGAATCATGCTCGAGAAGCTCAAGACGGGCGGCTTCAAGTTCCACATGGATATCACGAGCGACCCGACGGACGGCGCGACGAGCTCGATCCGGCGCAGGATGCATGACTTCGTCAACGAAGAGACGGGCGTCGCGCTCGAGCAATTTTTGAACAAGCCTCCGACGAACACGAATCGGAACAACGCTCGAGCCGCGGTTCGCAAGCGGTTGCAAACCATGCAAGACCTCGAGCTGATCGAGGCGTTCAGTTTCGCCGAACTCGCGCGAGACGGCGACTCCGTCACGTACGAGACGAAGGTGAAGCTCTTCGGCGAAATGCGCTATCTGATCAACAAAACCACCGTCGGCGAAAACGTCGTAATCGAGGAGGCGGCCTAATCGTCGCTCTCCCGCGAGGAGTCTAACTCATGGCTGAGATCGTAAGAGGACAAGACGTTACGGTTAACGTCTTCGACGGCGGCGGCGACGTCGTTTTGATTCTGAACCCGACAAGCTTCTCTCGGAATCTCGATTCCGATGAAGAGCGCCAGCAACGTCTTGGAGACCGGAACGAGCCTCCGAGGCAAACGATCCATGGGTTTTCGGGAAGCATGAGCTTCGAGGAGGAGAGCTCGGTACTCGACGATCTCCTCGACGCTATGACGGGCGCCTATCGTGGCGCTCAGGCGGTCTTCACGATCGACGTTCTCGAGACGACGTTCCATCCCGAGAACGGTACGGACAGGACCTATCTCTATCCGGACGCGGTCTTCAAAATCAACAAGGACGTCGCTGGGAAAAACGATCCGACGGAGCTAACCGTCGAATGGACAAGCAAGCTGCGCGAGCTCGTCTGAGCTAGCGCGTAACAGGAGGAGACACCATGGAAGCAGAGGAGAAGGTCGCGCGCTTGCGCGAGGAAGAGGAAGAGGCTGAAGACTCGGAGCTCGGCTACGATGTAGACGGCCTCGGAGGCTCCTACGAGTTCCCCGATATCGAACTTGAGGACGACGAGAACGTGTGGTGTGGCTTCATGCCGCCAAAGAAGGAGGATGGGCCTGCGATCTATATCGAAGGCGTCTACCCGAACACGGCGATCACGAGACAGGCTTTGCAGCTCGTCGAGAAGAAACTCCGACGCGATCCGCTACTCGCGATGAAGGAGGCCCAGGAAAATTTGCTTCGACTTTGCGTCAAGGTGATCGGCGACGATGACGTAAAGTACACGGATCTCCGAGGACGCGGACTCGATCGGTTTCTCGACTCGAAACAGATGCACTTCGTGACGGAGTTCTTCGACCGGCTCACAACTCCCGACGACGCGGAGGTCGAGTCTTTTTTGGCGACGGTGCAGACGGGGCGCCGGAAGAGGACGAAATAGATCTAGCGGTCCGGAGGACGATCGCGCTCGAGGACGCGCGCGGGCTTCGGGCCGCTCCCCGTTTCTTCAGGCTCCGGCTTGATTCGGTTTTTGTCGACGAACTCGAGGAAGCGTGTCTCGAGATCGCTCGATATGCGAATCAGGATCTAGACAAGGTCGAGGCGTGGCCTTTCCCGGCGCTCTTTCGTCGCTATCGTGCCTTGGCTAGAGTAGTGAAGAGAGAGACGGGCGGTAAGGACTAGGATCGGCAATGCCTCTTTCGACAGTCTACAAGGTCATTACCCGCTATGAGGCGGAGACGCGCACCGCGGAGCGTAGGGTCGAGAGGCTCACGCGCAAAGCGGAGCGCCACGCCAGAATGGTTGAGAGGGCCAAAAACGCCTGGGTGTCGTTCAAGACGATCGCAAAGGGCGCGATCGTCGGCGGGACCATCTTCGGGATCGGTCTTCTTACTCGACGGATGGTCTCGCTAACTCAGCGGGCTCAGGACGCCAAGATCCAGATCGCGGCTGTATTCGAGCAGTCGAATCCTGGAAGGTTTTCAGCGAATCTCAAGCGCGCAGGGACGCTATTCAAAAAGTTCCAGAAGAGCTCGATCACGTCGCCGGCGACGTCGCAAGACTTTCTGACCTTGTTCGGCGGCGCGGCGCCGGCGATCGCACCGCTAGGCTTGAGCAACGACACGATCGACAAATTCATATCTCGAGCGGTCCCAACAGCGAAAGCTTTCACCGGCGGCGACTTCGAGCAGGCAGGTCGCGACATACTTCAGATCCTTCAGGGACGCGCCGGAACAGACGTCAAGACATTCAACAGTCTGAAGGCTGGGCTCTTCAAGGCGACTGGCGCCAAGAATACGGAGGCGTTCAATAAGCTTGCCCAGGCGCAACCAAACAAGGTCTTCGACGCGCTGAACAAGGTCCTCTCGACAATGGACGTGGTGAACAAAGAGTTCGGTACGAGCTTCGGCGGATTGATCTCGTCGCTCAAAGAATTCTCGGACCTCTTCCTCCTCGCGATCGGAGGTCCTGTAATCAAGACGTTCTCGAAACTGCTCAAGCGCTGGGTAGACTGGTTCGGCGACAATCAAAAAGCGATTGAGGCGATCGGCGAGACGATCGGACAAAAGGTAGGGAAGGGGCTCGAGCTCGCGGTCTCTCTCTCCGGTATGATCCTAGACAACTTCAAAGGCATTCTTGCAATCGGTTCAGTGATCGCAGCTCGGAAGGTATTCGGGCTTGCGGCGATCGCCGGAGGCGCAGCTCGAGGAGGGCTAGGCGGAGAGTTCTCGACGAACCTCGCAAGCGCTCGCGGAATTGCAGGGGCGGCCGGGCGCGGGCTGAAAGCAATTCCCGCTGGAGCAGTATCGGCTTTGGGAGAGGTGATTTTTGGCGGGACGTTTGGTCCTAGACAGGACGTATTCTCTCGCGGGATTCGAGGAGCTCGCGCCGGAATCGGGCGAAACTTCGGCGCCGGCGCGACGAGCATTCTAACGCCATTGCAGCGGGCAGGCGGCGCGGTCAAGTCTGGCGGTCTCTCGATCCTATCGAAAGGTCTACCGGCGATCGTGAGCGCTTTCGGCACGCTCTCCATAGCGATCCTGCCACTGACAGTCATCATGGGGATGTTGATCGGCACGTTCCGGGTGCTGAAAGACAAGACGAACGATGCGACGATCTTTCTGAACACGTCGATCGACGAGCTCTTCGCGACGCTTGATCAGATCGCGTTACAGTTCGGGTTCGGCGGCGGCTTCGTCGGTGCTTTGAAGAAGCTTGTCGACTTCCTTGGGACTGGCGTCGTCGGCGTTCTGGGGATCGGCGTCAAGGTCGTTCAGGAATTCGCGCGCGCGTTCTCTTTCATGATTGCGGTCTTCAAGGGCGCTGCGCTAGGGATCGGCACGTTGATCAGCCGCTTTCAGGATCAAGGGATTCGCGCCGCCTTCGACCCAAACTTCGTGCAAAAGGCATTCTCGGACGGCATGAATCAGGCGTTCAAGGAACGGAATCAGGCGGAGCTACAGGCGCTGCGGGAACAGAAGAAGAAGAAGAAAGAGGCGGCGGATAAGGCCGCTGCGGATGCGCTCAAGAAGGGCGGAGACAAGGCTCCGAATATCAGAGTCACGGTGAATCAGACGATCACGACCGATGCGAATCCAGACCGGATCGCCTTCAAGATCGGCGAAGTGATCGGCGACGTAATGAAGAAGTTCCCGAAAGCCGCTGTCGGCGTGACGGCGAGGTAGCGCTATGCCTGCTTCGATTCTATTTGAGGTCGAGACGGGGAGCGAGATTGCTGCATTTGAACTCGCCGGAGACGACCTTCCTAAGGATTACGAGTCGGGCTTCAAGCTCCGAGAGACGGTCACCCGGTACGCCGGGACCTTCACTTCGGTTCAGGTCCATGGTGAAGAGTTTGAGCCGATCGAGTTCGAGGGCGTCCTCGATGATACTTGGACCGCAGATCCTGGGCACGCGCTCGCGTTGCGAGACACGATTATTGCGATCGTCGCTCTCGGCGAGCTCGTCCGATTCGAATATGAGAGCGATCAATTCTGGGGGACGCTTGAGGCAAGTTTCAAGGAGATCAGGCGCGACAGGATCGAATACAAGATCAAGTTCAAACCGTATTGGCGCGAGGACCCGCAGCAAGTCGTATATCTCGCTTTTGCGGAGCCTCCGCTCGATCTGGGTGAGAATTTAGACGCCGGGCTAGGCGAGCTCAAGACGCATCTAGAGGTTCCTCCCCTGGGCGTCGATCTATCCTTCGTCGGAGACGTTGTCCTCGACGTCCTCTCCGCGAAGAATTTGATCTCCAATGTGCTCGGTTATCTGGACGACGTCGGAGCCTACGCCGAACTGACCGCGGAGCTCGTCGGGATTACGACGCGGTCGCTCTTCGGGGCTGCTCGCTCACTCGATAGCGTGGCGAAGAAATTGAAAGGCGCGGGCGATTCAATCCTATCCAATACGGCGAGCGCCAAGATCGAGGGGGCGCAATGGATCTATCAGGGCTCTCGTCTCACGAGACGCACGCTAAGCGACTTGTTAGCTATGCTGCGGAAGTTCTTACAGACACGAGAGCCGACGCGCGTACAGCTCTACACGGTGAAGGAGAACGACACGTTACAGCGGCTGGCGCGCGACTTCCTCGGAGACTTCTCTAGGTGGACAGAGATCGCGGATGCGAATGATCTACCGAACTCCGAGATTGTTCGCGGACAGGTCTTGAAGATTCCTACGAGGTAACGCTGTGGCCTATCCGAAGTTCTTTCCGCAGGCTCGAGCGAATCTCGCGATCGTTCCATTTGATAACGTTCCCGTGGCCTCGTCGGAATTGATTCGCCTTGGAAGCGTCCCTCCTCGTCGGATTCGCTATGAGTCGAATGACATCTTCACGGCGGATACGTTCGAGCTCGAGCTCGACGAGACGCTCTTCCCGCTCGATCTTCGAGACGTGCGCGCGGTCGCGGTCGATCTCCATTTGGGAGACGCTGGCTCGCTTTCTGCGCTGATCGATACTGTCTCGGACAAGAACCGGCTGATCCTGGGGCAGACCGATAAATTAGCGAAGCGGATCGAGACGGATACGGCTTCGACAGTAACGTTCACGGGGCGCGATTATTGGGGCCTGTTCCTGGACGAAAAATGGCAGGGACGTTCTGTAACACTCGGTCGAGCGCTCTCCGAGATCGTCGGAGAAGTGAAGGATTCGATTCCCGCCGTCGAACGTATGGACGTCGTCGCCGTCGACGGATTCGATCCTGTCGTCCCTTCGGGCCGAGGACGCAAGCGGAAGAAGTTCACGGCTCAACCTGATAAGAGTGTTGGCGAGGTCCTCGTGAATCTCGCGCTAAAAGTCGGCGCGATCATCACGGTCGATCGCGACCGGATTCAGATACAGCCGCCTCGAAATATCCTCTCCGACAATGCGCGGGAGTCGACGCCTCTCTTCGTCGAGGGGCGCAATCTGAAAAGCCTATCTACTGAGCGGATGCTGGGAAAGCCGGACGTGCCGAACGTGCTCGCGCAATCCATCGATCCGGCGAGCGGAGCTCTCGTCGAGGGGCGTTTCCCGCTGAACTTCAAAGAGACTGCTCGAGCGGCGCGCGTGAAGGAGCGCGCGAAGAAGAGCGTCAACGTCGAGTTCCGTCGATTCACGATCCGACATCCGGCGCCGACGGTTACAGCGATGAATGAGATCGCTAAGCAGATTTACGACTTCCACGCTCGAGAACAGGTCTCAATCTCATTCACGACAAACGATCTAGTTGTAGCTCCGAACCCACTACCTGCGAGAATCGACGAACGACTTCGCGTTGAAGATAGTCGGGATTTAGTCGCGACAACGCAGCTCCGCAACGGTAGCGCGATCAGGATTCGTATCGATCCCGATGTTCGAAACGTTCTCGAGAAGGCGGTCTCGGAGGCGGATAAAGAGCGTGAGCTTCGTCTCGCGGGCTACAAAGCCCAGGTCGCGGCAATTCTAGCCAAGGGCTATCGGCTCTTTGACGAGCTCCTCTTCGTGTCTAAAGCGTCTCACGAATACTCAACCGATAGCGGCTATCAGCTCGGCGTTGAGGCGGTGAACTTTATCGAGGTCGGACCATGAGCAACCTCGAGGGAATCATTCGCGATCTCGACGGGCGTTCTATGCAGCTCGCCGAAGGCGTCGCGACGGCGGACGGAACGCTCGAAGACGGAATGATTGAGATCGACTTCAAGCTGTCGACGACCGGCGAAGACGTTACGGTCGAAGAGCTTGTTGCGGCTGGCTCCGTTTTTCGGATCCCGAAGGCGGGCGAGCTCGCTCTCCTGGGCTTCGTAGACGGCGACAGAAACGAAGGCTATGTTCTGGGCTGGTTACCGCGTCCGGACGCCTCTCCGGCGGATGCTCGTGTCACTGCGGGAGCGTTATGGCTATTCCCTCCCGACGGAGAGAAAGTCGTCGTCGTCTCGAGCTCGGAGATCCAATTAGGGAGCGAACAGGCGACTAGCGCTGTCGTACTCGCGCCGAAGCTAGAGACGCGTTTAGGGGCTCGCTCGAGCGCCTATGGCGGGCATACTCATATCGTTACGGCTCCGCTGATTCCTATCGGTCCTGTTCCATCGGCTACTCCGATTCCGAGCACACTTCCAGGCGGCGACATTTCCGCCGTGAAGACGAAGGCGGAATAGTGTCTATCTCGAAGGCGAGAATCCTAGACAACGCCATTGCTGCGATCACAGCCGCGAACAGATATATCGACGCAGACGGCGGGCCGCTCGAGGGCGTCGAGCTCGCGAACGCTCAACAGGCCACGCGGACCGGACTCGAGTTTCTCGTCGACGCGATAATCGACGAGCTCACCACGAATGCTATAGTCTCGACAACGGTTGCGACGACGACGACGGGAACAGCTGCGACGAACGCGCTACCGGTGAACGGTGTCCCGGAGGTCGTTGGAGACGCAGCGGTGACGGGGACGGGAGCGGGAGCGGGTATCGGAGGGCTTTCCTAATGGCGAACGTGAACATTCAAGACGTGAAGATCCCGTTCGAGGAGACTCCCGGCGGCGATCTCGTCATTGTCGAGAGTCGCGAGCTCGCCTCGCAGCGGATCGTCTATGGCTATACGATTGAACAGGGCGCGATCGTACATCGTCCGGCATGGGGAGCGGGGCTCGAGAGCTTCGTGAACAAGCCTCCTAACGCTACGAATTTGCAGCGGATCAAGAATCGGGCGAAGAACTTCCTCCGCACGCTCCCCTTTCTCGAAGAGTTCTCCGTCGAAGTGATCGCCGACGGCAACTCCGCTGTGATACAGACGGACGCGAGAACGTCGGAAGAGGAACTCCTCGTTCCAGAAGTGATGATAGGTTGACACCATGCCCACAATCCCAAGCGAACAAGATCTCTATGACGAAATGCAGGCAACGGTAGAGGGTGACGGATCGACGAACCTCGTCGACTTCTCCGCCGGCTCCGTCCTCGACGTAATGACGGGGGCTGTTGCTACAGCGGCGCGCTCTATCATGCGGTGGGTTCAGCGACTTGTTGGCCTAGCCTTCGTCTCGACTTCGAGCGGATCGGACCTCGACTTCGTGATCGCGGATCGCGTCGATAGCCTGCCCAGACTCTCAGGCGAATCAGACGACGACTACAAGACGCGCTATTTCGAATACATCCGCGACGCTTTGGGCCGTGGCACGCTCCCCGCGTGGCGTTATTTCCTCACGCATGCTGTTGAGGGAGTCGACCCGCTCACGTTTACGATCGTCGAGGACCTCGATCTCGGCACCGTGACTCTCACAATCCGGCCGCTCCCGACATATTCGGAAGCCACGATCAAGGCTACAGCTGATTCTCTAAAGGGGGACTGGAGAGTCTTCGGCGGACCATTCCCTAACGTCGTGACGCTCCCGTAATGGCACGCACTCTTTCCCAGGTCTTCGACGAGCTTGTTCGGATCTTTCCTCCGGAGTGGTCGGACAATGTTCGAGGGGTCGCAATTCTGACTGGGATCGCGACGGTTCTTCGCGGGCGAGAGGTCAAAGTTGATGCCGCCTCAGGCTGGAATGATCAAGTCTATATCGCGACGTCTGAAGGCATCTATCTTGACGAACATGGCGCGCAAACTGGAGTCTCTCGGCTCCCAGGCGAAGCCGACTCTGTGTATGCTCCACGAATCAGATTCAAGCCCAGGATTTTGACAGGCGGTAACCCGATCGTCGGCGATGGCGGAGGAGACGTCCTCGGCGAGCTAAGCCTCTATCTGCCGAACGGCTATACCGTTGTCGCGGAAGAGCCATATCTGAACGTACTCGACGACGGCTTCTTTCTGGCGGACACAGCCGCAATCTTGACGAACCCTCGAGTCGAAAATCCGGAGCCGAAGTTCTTGGGGTGGATTACGATTCCGATTCCGGAAGTCGTCTACGTTCTCGAGTCATTCCTCGCGATCGATGCGTTCCTGGGCGTCGACGCGTTCCTCGACGAGACGATCGACGATCTTAACCGTCGACATATTCGACAGATTCTTGCAGCGATTGAGGCGCAACGGGGTTACGGTGTGGCGATAGGCGTCTCCGTTGCGGATGTTCCTCAGCTCGTCTACTTTGACGCTCTATTTGAGACCGGTTCGGGAGGTTACGTCTAATGGATCTTCGACGCGTACTGAAAAACACCTATGAGCTCTTCGACGCCGTCGACGTTGTTCGGCTCGCTAAGAGTACGTTCCGCGACATGGCGGCCTATTCGCTGGCGACTCGCCTCCTAGACGCGAACGGCGATCTCGTCGTCGTACCGGTATTCTTGGGAAGCGGTCTCGAGCCTTCGGCCGACGGAACGAACGCCAACGTAACGATGAAGCCGGGGCTAGCGCTTTGGTATGACGCCTCTCAGGGGGACAGCTGGCTCGGCGAAGTAACGCCAGTGTTCTTCGACACTGCACAGACGGCGAGCTTCACTTCGAATACGTCTGGCAATGACCGAATCGACGTCCTCTCTGTTCGTCCTATCGAAGTCGAAGAGGATTCGGTTCTTCGAAAGTTCAAAGATCCGATTTCGCAAGTGGTCTCTCAGCAACTTAGCCCGCAACGTGTTCGCCTGGGCTTCGAGTTTGTCGTTACCGAAGGCGTTCCCGCTGCTTCTCCTTCGGTTCCGGCGACGCCAACGGGAACGTTCAAAATCGCGGAGGTTCTTCGGCCGAATGCTCAAGCCGATGTAAACGCCGTCGACGTGACAGACGCACGCAACCTCGATCGAATGAAGACGGGCTTCGTCGACGCGGTCTCAGGGTTGGCGGCTCGAGCGGGAGCTCTCTACTTCGGAGATCCGGCCGGGAATCATTACAAGCTCGAGCGCGACGATGCAGTTACGCCGACGGTGCTACAACTGCAAAACCAAAACGGTTTGAATCAGGACTTCGAGGCGGCAGAACTGAAGGCGACGGCCGGTCTCGTCTCGGACACGATCCAGGTTCAGACGAACCTCGTCCAGGACACGATCGAGACAAAGAATTTTGCAGGGACCAACGCAGCGATCTTGCTCGCCAAAAATACTCCCTGGGCTTTCTGTCGATTCGGCTGGAACGACCCGGGAGGGTCGCTCACAAACAACGATCCTGCGGACAATCTCTCCGGCGACTTCAATATCACTTCCGTACAGTGGAAGATCTCCGGCTCAGATATCTACGCTGAGGTCGTTCTAACGACGGCGCTCGCGGCTGTTACAGGCGCGCTCGCCATTGTGAGCGGCGGGGGGCTCAAAGCTGGGAGCGGCTCGATTACTCCATTCGTCAACGTTCAAGCCGAGGTAGTCTCGACGACGGTCGTGCACATCTACTTTTCGAATGCGGCGGGAGTCATGGTCGAACCGTATTCGGCTAGCGGTCTAGCTCTTCACTCGCTACTCGTGATCGACGGAGATCTGTAGATGGCACTCACGAACAAGACGCTAGCCGAGCTCGCGAAGCTCAATACGGCGATCGGTCCAGTGCCGGAAGCGGCGCAGCCTATCGGGAACACGAAGGCGACGGGTACGATCACAACGATCGCTGTCGCGAATCTCGTCGACGGAGAGACGTTCTTTCTCTCCGACGGAATCAATCCGGAGGTTACGTTCGAATTTGACGTAGCTGGGGACGGCGTGACGGCAGGGAATACCGCTGTCGACGTCTCAGCGCTCACGACAGCGGATGAAGTGAGAGACGCGATTATCGCAGCGGTAACCGCTCTCGCGTCGTCTGTGCTCGCGCTGACGGCTACTGACGGCGGAGCGGCGACGGTCAATCTCTCGAATGAGTTCGGCGGAGTCGTCGGTAATCTCACGCCGACGATCGATACGGTGGCGGACGTCGGATTCGTTGTTAGCGCGATGGCGGGCGGCGTCGACTATCCAACGGTCTTCCCCGCTGCGGACGGCGACGGTACGGCTACGGCGGATGTTTCGCGCTGCGTCGTGCATGTACATCCGACAGGCGGAGACGTCGTCTTTACGGTCGTGTCCAGAACGGAGGGAACTTCGAACGACTTCGACGGTCTAAACAACCTCGAGAGCCTCACGGCACGCGACGGTGTCGGATGGAAGGAGATCGTAAATTGTGCGCCGGAGGACGAGGTCGCGGTCTATATCGAGTCGGGGACGGCTACCCTCGATAACGTCGTCGTGACGATAGCTCCCTGCAACGGATGAGCTTTGGAGGTCAAAGCTATGGGCGGCCTCGAAGTATCTCCGCGGGGCGGAGGGTCGGTTATGCTGCGGATCGGCCTCTTACCATTCCCCCCTTCGGAACGAATCTAACCTTCCTCCAGACCACCAGCTATTGGGGGACAAACAACGTCGAGTGCATGCGTAGGATACCGGGACGGTCCTATATCGTCGCATGTACTGAAGACCGAAACATCGTGCCAGGGATTATCCTTGTGCCTCCGACAGGGGCTGCGTTCCTCGCCGAATGGAATAATGGCGGTTCGAACGATGAGTATAACCACGCGCTATCTAGGGCGAACTCGATCGCGGTCGACGACTCAGGAAAAATCTACAACTACAACCAGATCGCATTCGGCGATTTCATGGAGCCAGTGCAGCTCGAATCGACCGGGCTTACCGCGTTGAATCAGGCGCTGCCCGACGGCACTAGTGCTTCACACTATGCGTCGGCGGTATCGGCGGATGGCGCGGTGTCGGTGTTCTCGAACACCCACGCTACGGACCGGCTGATTCAGTATGACGCCTCCATGGTCGAGGCGGCGCGAGGATTCGGGCAGATTGGTGGATCGCTTACGATATCGCTGGAGATTATCGCTGGTGGTACCGTCATCGTCACAGGAGATACGAACACGGGTAAATTCCAGGGGTTCGCGGCAGGCTCGCTCGCCACGGCAATCTGGACATTCGATCCAGTGCTCGATCCGAGCGCTCCATTCAGAGCGGCGACGATAGGCTTCGGGAGTCGCGCGATTCGCGCATCCGGAGACCAGTCGGTCTGGCTCACGCCAAACGGCGCCGCCAACAACAATCATTTCGTCTATCGCGTAAGCGCGTCGGGAGCTCTGCTCACTGAACTAGATCCAAGCCTCGACAGCGGGTTAGCGGCAGGCATCAACGACAAGGTAATCGATATCGAGGTCGACAAAGTGGGTCATCTCTACGTGCTGTTCATGCGCACGATCGGTGGCAATCGCACGGCGGACGTTATCCGATATGATGCCGTCGGGTCTCTTGTCTATTCGTCGGCCGCAAAGGGAATCAATTCGTTTCCCTTCATACCATCTTCAATCGCGGTCGACGACGCAGGTAACGTCTATGTCGGAGACGAGCAGGGCGACATTTCAGTAATGAGTCAAACGTGATCTGGAACAGATATAAGGGCGGGAACGGCTGGCGTAGGCTCGAGAATGGAATCCTTCTCGCCGAGAAACCCGACAGTCTCGTGGAGCTTGAGTCTCACGAGCTCGACGACGGTTACGTCTATCGAACGCATGGAGATCCGATCACAGCTTGGACGGCGTTACAGGACTTCGGCTCGTCTCTTCGAGACGCGTCACAGCGCTTCTACGTTCCCGTCTACGTCCTCTTCGCGATAATGGCGATTGAAGCAAAGAGGCAGGGAAAGGATCGGTCGCACTTCAATCCACGCTGCGTGCGAGAAGAGCCGGGCTATATCTCGGACGAGAAGACGCCTAACCGCGTATCGCCTGGGCTCATGCAGACATTGATCTCGACGGCTCGAGGACAGAACAAACGGAATCGATTTTTTGAGGGATACGACGGCGAGATCGAGCTCCTAACTCGTGAGGACCTCTTCGTTCCTGAGCGCTCGATTATGATCGGCGCGGCCTATATGGCATACCAAATCGAGCGAAAAGAGACCGACGAAGCTGGCTTCGACGACGACGATCCGGTCTTGCTGTGCAGCGCATACAACGCGGGTAGCGTTCGAGAGACGACGAAGAACGACTTCCATCTTCTAACCTACGGCGGTAACTCGAGGATTGAAAAATTCATCGCGTACAATAACGATATGATCCACGTTCTAGATCATATCCTCGAGGGGATCGCATGAGTGGAAGTGAGGCAATCCGGCGCGACATTCTGATCAAGCAAGGGGCTCCGTTCTCATGTGGGCCATGGCGGATTCGGGATCCGATTACGAAGTTTCCTCTCGACTTCTCCGCCTATGCTGGGACACAGATCCGGGCCCAGGTCAGACAGGGGCCGGCCGATTCGAATCCGGTCCTCGTCGATATGACGATCGCAAACGGAGGCGTCTTGCTGTCTCCGTCTATTCTGCCAGCGGAGCCGGTGACGGGATCGTTTGTCGCGACGGCTAATACGATCATTGCGGCTGGAGCTCTGTTCCAGACGCGCGGCGCGACGCAGGGCGATCTAGCCACGCTCGCAGGCGGTCCGAATGATTCAGCGCGTAGGATCGTCTCCGTCGATAGTGAGACGCAGATTACTGTCGACGGAGCTCCCTTCACTCCGGCGGTCGCTGGCGGGACGGTGGCGCTGACGAACGAGAGTCGTTTCGAGATCTTCATGAGCTCGACGACGACGGACGCGTTAGACCTCGTCGACGATGCCGGGGCCTGGGATCTCTATGTCGAGATCGCAGGTTCTCCGGAGAGATTCTACGAAGGCGTCGCGAAGCTATCGAGGACGAGGACCCGGTGAGTGTCCGCTTCGAAATAGTCGAGGAGATCCGACAAGGGTTCAATGTCGTCCTCGAGCTAGAGACGGCGATCGCCTTCGAGACGGTTCTCGAACTGCGTTCTCTAGAGGTTATCGAGGAGACGGTCGACTCGAGCGCGAGCGTCTCCTCATTGCTCGGCGCTCACATAGGAGACTTGGCGAATCCTCACACAACAGACGTGGGTAACCTTGGAGCCGGGACTCTCCTCGAGCTCAACACAGCGATTATCGACGCGACGCTCGACGACTCCGGCGACCCTCGAGCGCCGACCGCGCACGCGCCGACGCATGCGAACGGCGGAGGCGACGATGTTGCGGCAGATACTCTCGCGACAGCTTATGCTCCGGTGAACTATGGCGGAGGGGCGGAGCTCTCAGCGCATCTTGCAGGCATCGATGCGGCGATCGGCGGAGCGGGAGTCGGCGACGTAATAGGGCCGGCCGGAGCAACGGACGAAGCGATCGTCCGGTTCAACACTGCTACCGGGAAACTTGTCCAAGACTCGCTCGCGACAATAGACGACGTTGGGAACATCGCCACGCCTGGGACGGTCGACGGTCGCGACGTCTCTGCAGACGGAGTCATCTTAGACGCTACTTCGGCGTCGCTCTCTTCTCATTTGGGAGACTTGGCAAACCCTCACGCAACGGATGTGGGGAACCTTGGTGCGGGAACGCTGGCCGATCTCAACCTTGTTGTCACAGACGCAACGCTAGATGATGTTTCAGGGGCTCGCATACCGCTCGCTCACGCTGCGACGCATGAGAACGGAGGAGTAGACGAAGTCAACATGGCTGGGCTCTCCGGCCTTCTCGCAGACCCTCAGACGCCGCTCGCTCACGCGCCTAATCATTCTCAGGGCGGAGCGGATGAGATCGATGCGGCGGATCTAGGATCTGGTGTGGCGGGCGCAGCCGAAGTGCTTACGGCGGATGGTGTCGGTGGGGCAGCATGGGCTGCGATCGTGACTGGAGACGAGCTTGTCGGAGTCACGGCAACTGATACCACTCCGGGCTATCTCGACGCCAAGGTTTCGCCGGGCGCGGGGCTGACCAGAACGGTCACCAACCCGGCCGCGAATGAGGGCTATCGGCTAGACGTTGGCGCAAACATAGACGGCTCGATTGTCGTCAATCCAGATGACATTCAGGTCGGCGTCCTAGCCTCAGATCCTCAACACGGAAATCGTGGCGGAGGCTCTCTTCATGCGCTTGTAGTCGCCGCGGGTGCCGCTGGGTTCATGGCCGGAGCCGACAAGACAAAGCTCGACGGAATTGCCGCGGGCGCCAGCGCAACCTTTGTGGGCCTCACTGATACCGCCGGAGCGCTCGTCGGCGACCAGTTTGCCAGGTCGAATGCGGGCGGCACGTCGCTGGATATGTTCGATCTGTTCGGGACCGCCAACACGTTCTCCGCCGCCCAGACGATCAACGCCCAGCTGAACATGGGTGGCGACGTCCTGCCGACCACGAATCAGGTACGCGACATCGGGTCTGGCTCACTGCGGTTCCGGAGAGTCCGGGGTCAGATCGCCGACTTCGTCTCGACGGCCGGCACGAGCACGGTTGCGCTTCCCGCGGCGACTTCGAAGGGTGGGTTGCTGGCGGGGAGTCAGGGCGGAAACGGCACGAATGTCCACCGGCTGGACGGTGGCGCGTTCCCGGCGATCGCATGCATTGGCAATGCGGCGACCACCAATGTGGGCGGCTCAGCAACGATCGAGGCGATCAAAGGCGGGGCCATCGCATTCGGTTCCGCCTATGCCTACGGCACTGGGCTAGCCACGGTGCGGGCATCTGGCTACTCGGCATTCACGGCCGGATATGCCTATGGCTCGGGCACCTCGCTATTGGAGGCCACGAACTCGGGTAGCGTTGCGTTCGGTTATGCAAACGGGCGCTCGTCCACCGGCACCGCGCAGGTCCGCTCAACCGGGAATGGGTCGTTCGTATCAGGCTTTTGCCGAGTCCAAGCAGGTAGTGGAACGAGTCTGATCCTCTCGTCTGGCGCCGGGGCATTCGCGGCGGGCTATGAGAAGACGACCGGCGGTAACGTCACGATTCAGGCGACGCAGAAGGGCGCGTTCGCTCAAGGGGATGCCGAGTCCACGAACGCAGCCGCTACGGCCACGATCGAGGCAACCAATACCGGTTCGTTCGCGCAGGGCCGGGCATCAGGGTCCGCGTCAGGTTCGGCTCGAATCACCAGCTCCGCAGCGGGGTCGTTCGCTCAGGGTTGCGCCAAAGACGGCGGCATCATCGAGGCCACGTTTGACGGCTCGATTGCGCTGGGGTTCTCGAATTCGGCCGCAAACCAGATCGCCAGTCATGCCCTCAACGCAGCCCAGTTCGGACCCGGGACCAACGCACAGGCCGATTCGCTCCAGGTGGGTGCCGCGGGGCTCCGGCTCAAAGGCACCGCAGGATCTCCAACCACGCCTCAGGTGGGCGACCTATGGGTCAACGTCGGTGGGTACCTACAGGCGCAGACGCCCACTGGCAACGCACTGGCGTTCACGCGGCCGGCCATCACCGGGTCGCGTGCGGGCAATGCTGCACTCGCCTCGCTACTGTCACAGCTCGCGACGATGGGGCTCATCGTCGATTCGTCTACCGCCTGAGGTCCTGCCATGCCGATCGCACTCGTCACCCCCTACGACCCCGGCGACCTCGATCCGGGCCAGTCCTACACGCACGTCGAGCTGCGGTCGTTCGCCGGGGATTTCGAGGCGAACGAGATCTCGTTCGAGTTCAAATATGGCACCCTCGACCAGAACTCCAAATTCGTCTGGGGCAAGGTCGATGCGACGAGGTTCATCGTGAAGGACCGGCCGAGGCTTGGCACGACCGACTACACCAACATGATGGCGGAGCTGTCGCTCGACGATGAGCTGACGAGCGCCGCGGTCGGTCGGATCATCTATACTTATGCGCTCATGAACGGCCTCTACGTTGGTACGCCGTTGCCCCCGAACCCGTGAGGATGAGATGAGTACTCCGCTGGCGTGGTATGCGATTCTTGAGGGCGTCGACGGGGCGCGCTCTGGCCTGATCAAGGTCGAGCCAGGACCCGTGCGCGCATATGAGATCGAGGAGGTGTTTTCGGCGATGTTTGGGGCCGGCAGTCCGCTAGGCCCGAGCACGGACGAGCCAGCGCACTCCGAGCTGACATGCACGGAGGAAGCCGCAAAGTACAAGTCGCTGACTCTGCTCGGCGTCGAGGATATTCGGCAATGGGATCTTGTTGAGCTCAGGCAAAAAGTGGCACGTCAAGCCGACGACGCGGAGAAGGAGAAGGAGGAGGCCGAGCGAGCCGAGTATGAACGACTCAAGGCTAAGTTTGATGACTAGTCAGTTCCACGTCATCGCCGGATTGCCACGCAGCGGGTCGACGCTTCTCTGCAATCTGCTCAACCAGAATCCCGGGTTCAGCGCATCCTCGACATCCGCGCTCGCTGGAACCCTCGCGGCCGTGGCGAATCACTGGACGGTTGCGCCGGAGGTCAAGAGCGATCTAGCAGACAGCCGCGTCGAGACCGAGTCCCGCATGGAAGAGGTCATGAAGGGCGTTGTCGACCGATGGTACGAGGGAGGATGGTACGATGCGCACGACCGCGAGCGCGTCCTATTCGACAAGGGGCGGATGTGGGTCGGGATGACCGACAGGCTTCACCAGCTCTATCCAGACGCGCGCGTGTTCGTGACCGTCCGGGATCCGCGCGATGTTCTCGCGTCGGTCTGGCGCCGGCACCTCGTCAATCCGATCCTCGACGAGCACATGGGCACGACGCTACAGGCGAGGGCGGACGCGATGTTTTCCCCGGACGGTATCATCGGCGGGCCTCTCACCCATCTGGAGGACCTCATCCGGCGCAAATCGGAGGTCGTCGTACCGGTGGTGTTCGAGGACTTGGCGCGCGACCCCGAGCGTGTGTTGAGGCTCATCTATGCTGAGATCGGTCAGGACTACTGGGTCGGCCACCAGTTTGAGGATATCGAGTCCACGGCCACGGACCTCGACGCACTCTACCTGAACAAGTTCCCGCACGATGGTTCTGGCAAGGTCGAGCCTCCCTCTGGTCACTGGTCAGACGTTATCCCGGAGCCGCTCGCCGCTCAGGTGGTAGCTCGCTACCCGGTCTACTGCGTATTTTTCGGTTATGGGTGAAACTCGAGATTCAACAAGTTAGGCTTCACAACAATGGGAACACCAACAGAACAGGCGGCGGCGACGATGGCCCAGGGCTTAGGCCCACAGCTCCTAACGGTATCAGACGGCTATGGCCTGCCGATTCTCTTCGCTTCGCTCCTCGTCTACATCTTGATGCGGCTTCTAGTGAAGCCGTTCCTCGTCGAATATCTGGCGAAGAAGGGGCTCGACAAGAAGCAACGCGAGGGCTGGCTTCTCCGCTCAACCCTTTTGCCTGGGCTCCTCGCCGCGGCGATCGTCGACTTCACTCCAATCGCTCGAGCGGTCGGCGTCGAGCTTCACTGGCTCGCAGCCGCTCCTATCGGCGCGATATTCTACGCGGCTGGCGGTGTCGCAATTCATGAGCTCCTGAAGCGGATCGATCCGATTGGTATGATCGCCAAACGCTTGGGAGGGAAGACGGACGCGGAACACAAGCGCGAGGCAGAAGAGATCTACGCAGATAGAAAGAAAAAGCGGGAACTCTAGATTGCAACCAAGAGGGTTATCATGGTGAAGACGGAGTTCGAGGAAGTGCAGTTAGACGGAACCATTGTCGGAGGGATTGTCGGCGCCGCAGGCGCGATTGTAGCGGCCGTCGTGACGGCGTTCTTCGCGCTCCGGAAGACGGTCGTCGAGAAATATTTCGACGGGATCGGCGAGCGGGTAAAGCTCCTAGAGAACACGCTCGAGAAAGAGCGCGACGAGACACACGAATTCCGAGAGCAGATCCTCGAGATACGGAGAGCGCTCAACTCGAGTGAACTAGAGGTCGTCGAACTTCGCCGGCGGAATGATCTTCTCGAGATCGATCTCGCGGAGACACGGCTAGAGCGCGACGGCCTAAAGCTAGAGCGCGACGAACTCGCCTCAAAGGTTCACAAGCTCGAGCTCAGGCTCGACGAGCTCGAGACACAGACGTCCGAGGTTTTGAGCTCGTGACGATCCTTGTCCTCGTCCTCGGCGCGCTCGCAGTTTGGGGGGCGTTCCGGATCTTTCGTCCGAAGATCGAGCGACGGCTCCGGACGGGCTTCGTCGTTGCGCTCTCTGCTCTCTCTGGCTTCGCGCTCGCTTTCGTGACCTTGGGGAAGTACAAACGGTCGAGGCCGGAGACGGGCTCTCAGGAGACCGTCGACGCGAAGGAGGTTCTCGAGGAGATCGAGGACCGCTTCGGGACATCAGACACTTTCGAGGAGCTCGAGAATGCAGCGGACGATCTATTTCCTACCCCTCCTAGTGGCGATTCTCTCGACGACGAGCTCGCCGACTTTCGCTCAGGATCTGCCGAGCTCGTCGGTGACGATTCCTCGATCTGACTGGGATCTTTGTCGACGCTACAAGGCTACGCTGATTCAGCGCATCGAAGACGTGAAGCTCTGTACATCGGACGGGAAAAGGGTCCGCGACAAAAAGAATCAATGCGTCGGCGAACTCGCTGGAAAAACGTTTGAAGCCCGAAGATGCGCGCTAGAACTTGAGCCGACAAAAGCGGCGCTAGTCCTAGCTAGAGACAAGATCAAGCGGCGAAAGCCCGCGACGTTTTGGGCGTCGGTCGGGACTCTCGCGGCCTCGCTTGCCTGGGCGAGCGTGGAGCTCTTTGCGGGCGAGCGGCCGGAGCTCGTCAAGATGGCCGTCCCGATTGCGACGGGTCTCGCCGGAGGCGTCCTACTCCTCTTCACTTGGTAGGCTAGGCCTTCCCCAGGCTCACAAGCCGCGCCATGGTATTAGCCTCGCTGGCGAACACGAGGGACGCGACGAAGAACTCTAGGACCTTGTCGCTACTGCTTATGCCTAGCAGGTCTGAGAAGGCCTCGCGAGCATTCGCCGAGAAGGCTATGGCTGCGTCGCGGTATTCGTCGACGCGCTCGGAGAAGTCTTCAAGAGTCTCCGGCGAGCTCGAGCTCCGTTTCTCGAAGATCCGTAGGAGCGGCTCGAAAGTCTCTGCGTGCATGGGGCAGCATGAAACGTCGAGATCGAATATCTCAGAATGGATCCGAACGGTTTCTGAGATCTCGCAAAAGTAGCAAAGGGATCCTCCGAGATTCACGACACTACCTCTAGCGAGCGGGGGACGCAGCGGCCGTTGCGTCGCTCGCGTTTGACGACTCCGGCTTCCTCGAGCTTGTCGAGCTGATATTGCACGGCGCGAACGGCAACTCCGATCCCTGTGGCGATCTCGTCATAGGTTGGCGGCTCGCCTACCTCGAAGACATATTCCGCGACGAAGTCGACGATCTCTTGTTGCGTGACGGTTAGGCGTTCCATCGTTACCTCTCAAATGCTGGCGGCTCTTCGGTGAGCTCCGTGGCATCATGTTGACGCCTCGCCAGATCATATCGTTTAGCGGCCTGTGACCGCGCGTAATGCGTTGACGAGCTCGGAATCTAGACACGCTATAATTGCGGCTAACGCGTCGGTTGCATGGTTCTGCTTCGACTTCGTAGTTCCTCTCAGGAGCTCTTCGAGGTTCACGAAGCGTTCGCCCAGAGCGTCGGCTACTGTATCTTTCGATGCTGAGTTGTCTCCTGTGACGGCTGCTTTCAGGTCGTCTGGCGGAACTTGAATGAGCGGAATGTCGCCCGACATTGCCACGATAGAACCCCAGGCGAATCCGAGCGTTCGATGAGTATTGGTATTAGGGAAGCCCCACGATTGTCGCTCGCTACAAATGATCGTCGCTCGAGGCTCCCAGAACAATCGGGCGAGAACTGAATTGATCTCGCGCATTCTGCGGACCGAATCGTCTGCTTCGAATAGGCGCTTCTTTTTCGCGCTCTTCTTCGTCGTAATTACGCCTAGCTCGAGGAGACTCTCTTCATCTGCGGTGAGCTCGACTACGGCGAAGCCGAGATTCGAGAACCCAGGGTCTAGACCGACGGCGATCATAGGACAACATCCTCGAAACATATCCGGACGATCCGGCCGTAGCCGTGAGCGCCGGGAACAAAGCCGACGCGGTAGCGCCAACGGGTGATCGTCGAGCGGTCGACCTCAAGCTCACGGGCGAGCTCCGAGTAGCTCCCCAGGATCTCGGAGAGTTCCTCGAGAGCGGCGATCGAGCAATTGAGCGGGCGGACGTCGCGGTCTTCCTCGAGGTAGATCCGGAGAAGGGCGGTCCAACCCGACGAGGTAATCCCTTCGCGCTCCCACCGGCGGAACAGTCGAGCGCGCACTCCGAGCATTTCGGAGATCGCGATCTGCGTACACTGTCCGCGGAGCTCGCGGACTTCTTCGGCGGCCCAGGGGGAGAAGTCGAGGTCGAGCATACTCACGACGCGAGCTCGTCGGCGAGGGCGGGCCATTGCTTCGACTTGCGCAAGCCGACGAGGATCGAGATCAGGTCGGAGAGCGCGCCCTTGTTCAAGCGCTGCGCTTCGCGGACGCCGAAGGAGAGGATCTCGCGGTGCCGTTGCGGTAGTCCCCGGACGATCTTCGGGTCCGGTACGCGGTTTAGCTTCTTCGCGTAGCGGATCTGTTTGATTGTCGGATCCTCCTTCCGCATACGACGCGGCGCGACCTTTTGCTCGAGTACGCCGGCAACGTCGAGCGCGACGACGACTTGACGGAGGTACGCCTCGAGCGGCGTTAGACCGCGGATAACGCGCTCCTCGACCGTCTCGTCCGACTCGTCCTCGAATACCTCGAGGAGCTCGTCCGCGGCTTCCTCGAGGAGATCGACGTCCTCGAGCGCCTCGTCTACGGCGCCTCCGGAGAGGCAGGCTTCGTGCGTGAGCTTCAACGAGGCGAAGAGCTCAAGCGGATCGAAGATCGTCGCGAAGGTCTTTCCCTCCGTTGCGCGGAGGACCCGGCCTACCTCCTGGGCGAACCGGACCTTCGACTTTGTGTTTCGACGGAGGAGGAGCCAGCGGAGCCACGGGAGATCGACGCCTTCCTGTAGCATCGAGACGTGAACGACGGCGTCGATCTCGCCCAGGCGAAGCCGCTCGAGCCGCTTCTCATTCTGGTCGCGAGTGTTCCCGGAGTGGATCGTCCGGACGTCGACGCCATAGTCGCGGGCGAGGCGGGCGAAGTTGTCCGCGTCGGCGATTGTGTTCGCGTTCACGACGCCGGGACCGAGCTCACAAGCTCGAGCGAGCTCGGAGAGGCAAGCGAGACCGAACGACGCCTCCGCTCCGGTGTAGTGCTCTAGGCGCCACGGAACGACGACGCCGTCCTCGAGCGCCTCCTTCACGCCGTATTCGAAGACGAGCCGATCCCAGCGTTCGAGCGCGCCGCTATCCTTCGCGAGATATGGCGTCGCTGTCAGTCCGATCCGGAGCTCCGGATCGAGGATCGTGAGCGCCTCGTCGACGGTCTCCGTCTCCGTGCGGTGAACCTCGTCGGCGATCCATAGCCCAACGCGCCTAGAAGCGACGGAGAGCTCTCGGAAGAACTTGGGAAGTGAGTCGAGGCAGACGACGACGATCGGCCGTAGCGGCTGTTTCTCGTCGGCGTAGTAGCGTCCCACGTAATATTTGCCAATTCGATCGCGGATTGTGTCGGAGAGCTGACGGACGAGAGCTTGTGTCGGAGCCGTGACGACGATCGACTCGCGCTCTTCGGGGACGGAGACGTAGCACAGCTCCGCGGCGAGGGCGGCCTTCCCGGCCCCCATGATAGCGCGGACGACGCCACGCTCGCCGGCCTCAAGGGAGGCGACGGCCTGAGGAAGCGCTCTAGCTTGCCATTCTCGCGGAGAAGAAAAGGGAAACGTATCACCGGTCCAAGCGTGGGGGAGGGAGAAGTTCACGTCTCGAGCTCGACTTCTTCGGAGAAGATCATATCTGCGGCGCCATCGAATTCCCGCCGGACGTCGATCCCGATTCCGCATTTGTTACGGGGCTCGACGATCAGGATATCGCCGGACTGGAACCATACGCTGGGGGTCGAGTGCTCGAGTTCCTCCGGGTTGTAAGCCACGAAGATGAGACGGGCTCCGACTTCGAACTTCGCCGGATCCTCTTCTCCGCAAACGGTCGCGTTTGCTTGGATTATTCTCAAAACGGAACCAAGTCGAGGCGAGCTCGAAGCTCCGCATAGTTCGTCGAGGCGTCGATCGGATTCTCGTCAAGCTCGCGGCTCGAGAAGACAGCGCTCGTTTCGAGCTCAAGCACGAGTTCATTGACCGGCCTTAGCTCTACTGCGTTGAAGACGGAGACGTCGTGTTCGTCGTGGTATTCGATGAAGCTGGGACTCAATGCGTTGTCAGCTCCGACATATTCTAGCACTGGCTCGAGCAAGCCGGGAATGTATAGATGCGCGTCGCAGCCTAATCGTTGGCGGTCCGGAGGTATCGCCCAGGCGGCGCCGTTGTAACTACACTGCCATCGTGGCCGCTCGGAGCCGGAGCCGTCGAGGACGGGCGTAGAATGAACACACGTTCGACAGTTCTTTTCAGGCGTCTGCGATTCGTGGCAAATTTTGCGGAAGTCGCAAAACTTGCACTTGAAGAAGGTCGGGTCGCTAGAGATTCGATCGGGCGGCGAATTCGAGCGAATCACTCGCTCTGCTTTCTCAAGCAACGCGTTCGCGTGAGCTCGCGTCGCCTTGTCCATTCGGATCCGCTCGAAATGAATCGAATCATCGTTTTTCCCGCTGGCGAAATAGACAGCTCGCTTCAAGCCCAGGAGCAGCATATACAGGATCGTTTGCGCATAGTGCTTAGGATTCGCCGCTTCGACGCCCATTTTCGCAAGCCGCTTCATTCCCTTATCATTGAGGTTCTTCGCCTCGACGACGTGTGGCGTCTTAGGCGCCTCCTCGAATCCTCTTCCGACCGCGTCTAGACGTCCTCCGACGTGGCCGTCTAGTGCAGTAACTTTGATCTGTAGCTCGTCGCGTTCTCGAGCCCGTCGCCGCGCAACGGACTCACTCTCGCAACTCTCCTTCAATACGCCGCTTGCGGCATATACGTGCCAACCTTCGGCGACATAGCACGCGACGTGCTCGCCTTCCACGTGTGATCGCTGCGACCATATCTCGACCCCGATCGATCGGAGCTCGCTGAGTATCAGATCCTCTTCCCGATTGCCTCGTTCGAAGCGTCGGATCGCTTGTCCGTTGAATTGTGCCTGAGCTCCCCAACGCAGCTTATACCAGCATGCGCGCTCACACTCGACGCCGAGATAGCCCATAGGAAGAGTGTAACCTCGACGCTCGTCGTCGCGCTGGCGCTCGTACATCGCATAGATCCGCTTCACCGTCGCCGTATCGGAGATCGAGGGGAGCGTCCGGTTCTTGTTCGGGTCGGGAACGATCGGTTCGAGGGGCGGCCTAAATTGCCAGACTGGCGGAGGAGCGGAAGGCAGATCGACGACGGGAACAAGATCTCCGTCGACGAGCTCGAGCCTCTCGCCTTCTGTGTGGACCTCGACGCGCACACCTAGATCCGGGTGGTCGTCGGAGAGCGGATCGATCGCTGGCGTGTGATCCGTGAATCGCTCCGCTCTAGCCTGAGCCTTTGCTAGGGCTACTCGTCTGTCTTGGCATTTCTGACACAGCGTCTCCCCGTCTTCCGTCAAGATGAAGCCGACGATCGCTCGCTTCGCGCATGCTGCACACTCCTCGGTTATCGATGCAACGGGGACTTCCAGGAGCTTCGCGACGAGGTCAGCCTTGTTCCCGCTCTTCGTCTTCCCTTGGGCTGCGCAGCGCTCGCGAAGCTCCTTCACGCTCATAGCGTGTAACGTGTGCTTATCTGCCATGGTGTCTCCTCCTTTCGGCAATCGCGAGAGCCGGACTCGAACCGGCGAAGGGGGGCCTTTCAGCCTATCCCGCGGATGCAATACCGCTCGCGCTTGCCTCTAGCGCGACTATCTCACGAGACATTATTTCTGCGCCCACGGAGGAACCGCGGGAGCGGCGGCGTTCTGCGGGGGCGCCGGCATGACCGGATGCACGACCGGCGGCTGCGGGGGCGCTTGCGGGGGCGCTTGCGGGGCC